GGGCAGGGGAATGCGCGCGTGACGCGGGCGCGCGCCCGCGCGTAGAGGCTTTCGGACCCCCTTCGGTAGGGGGTTGCGAAGGGGTATCGGAGGGGGTTCCCGAAGGGGGTTCAGAGGGGGTTCCGCACCCCCTTCGGGACGGGTCGATGGGAGAGTTGCCGAACGCCTTGCGCAGAGCCTCGATGTGCTCGACAACCTGCTGCCGATTCGACGGTCCTTGCGTGCCGTCGCGCCTCTTCGTCGGCTCGTCGCTGAGCTCCTCGAGCGGGATGCGGTCCATCTCGGCGAGGAGCGCGTGCCGCAGCCGCCAGGAGGAGATCTCGAGGGCGCCGGACACCATGGCGCCCATGACCTTCGGCTGCTTCCACACGCCGTCGTTGCGGACGAAGGAACGGATGAGGAGCTCCTCGGTGTCCTCGTCCATGACGATGAAGCGGGCCGCCTCCAAGTCGTGCAGCAGCTTCTCCAGCTCGGCCGAGGTGAGGCCGCGGGCCTTCCGGGACCAACGCCGCAGGGTCAGGTCGAGCAGGCCGGCGTGGTTCAGGTTCGGCTGCGAGATGAGGAACAGGTAGAGGCGCTGCTGCCGTTCGTCGAGGTCGAGGAAGTCGTCGTCGTCCCAGATACTCGTGAGGATGCGTCCGTGTCCGCGGGCCATCAGAACGCACCGCCTTCGGTCTGGTGCGTCGCTCGGTGTGCCGACAGGTGGCGGGTGATGCTGACGTCTCGCTGCCGACCCGCGCGGTTGGCTGCGGCCATCACCATGTCTCGTTGGGCGGTGGCATCGAGAAGAAGGACGAGGTGGTGAAGGCCGTCGCAAAACTCAGCCAGCTCATCCATCGACGGCTGGGCGCCCTTGCTGGACGATTCCCAGGCTGCGGACCATGCGTTCACCGCGTCGGCACCAAGAGAGAACTGCTCATCGTTCAGTTGAGGCTCGATGAAGTGCGCGACCTCGGTGGAGCGTGCCGAGCCAGCCCTGAACGCGATTTCAGTGAGGTAGTCGGCCGGCCAGTCCGAGCCGTCGGCGAGTAGCGCCAGCTGGTCGAACGCTTCTCGCGACTGCTCCGCGGTCGGCTCGGTGTGGGCCCGCTTGCTCCAGGCCCACTGCCACACCGTGATCAGGTGGGCATGGAAGGCTTCTCGGCCCCCCGGCGCGCTCGCCTGCTTGATGTCGGCGGCTCGCAAAAGGGTGTCCTGGTCCACGTCGGCGACGGGCATGGCGTTCGGCATGCTGCTGGTCTTGCCGCCGTTGCAGTCGGCGCAGGCGGTGACGAGGTTCTCGGGCTTGTCGCTGCCGCCGAGCGAGGTGGGGATGACGTGGTCGACGTTGAGCTTCACGTCGGGCGCCGCGGCGCCGCAGTACCTGCAGGCGTGGTTGTCCCGCCTGAGGATCTCGTATCGGAGGCGCTTGGAGACGGCCATCGGGTCTTCTTTCGGAGAGTGCTGGTCAGGGGGCTTTTGGGCGCACGGAACCAAGCCCTTAGGGCGGCTTGTTTGAGCGCTTCGGTGCCGCCTTGGCACCCTTGAACAGTACAACAGGGTGACCGGTCACCAGTAGGTCAAATGACAGCCACTCTGTCACGGGTGGGTGACCAGCCACCGCACAGTCAGTTACGCTGTCGACATGACGACGAAGGGGCAGCCTGGCCGAGTGGTCCGCATCGACGACGAGACGTGGGCGGACTACGGGCAGCTGTGCGAGGAGAAGGGCATCGCGCGAGCCGCGGACATCCGCATGTACGTCGTCCGCGAAGTCGCCGCCTGGCGCAAGGCCAACGGCCTCGAGCCGCCCAAGCCGAAGAAGCGCGTCGTCCGCGTTCCTCGCCGTAAGCCGGCCGAGTCCGACGACTAGCATCCGGTCCTCCCTTCTCTCTCCTCCGGGGCCTCGCGGTTGCGGGGCCCTTTGTCGTGCGGGTTAGGCGGCGGTCTGTTGCTGGCTGGCGGTGTTGGGGGTGATGGCGCTCATGTGGTGACCGCCCCGAAGATCGCGTCGTACAGCTGGTCGGCACGTCGCATGGGCTGGTCGGTGGCGCATGAGGGCGCGATGCATCCCGGGTAGTCGCAGCCGGGGAGGACGCGGCCAATGGGCTGGCGGCCGTGGCCGATCTCGAAGGCGATGCGGCGCGCGCTGTAGTCGACGCCGCGGTACTTCATGACAGGGCACGTGCCTTCGCGGAGGTATCCCGTCCACTTCAGGTGGCCGTCACCAGCGGGTTCGGTGAACGTCGCCCAGGTCTGGTGCAGGGTGCGAGAGGTCGCCGTGACAGCGCGGGGCAGGCCCAGTTCGGTGCGGATCCGGCCGACCCGCTTTGGGTTGGTGTGCAGCCGCCGGCCGATCTCCCGGTCGGAGTGGCCTTCTTGGAGGAGAGGGATGATGTCGGCGCGGGGTACGCCGGGCGGTCCGGGCTTCATGCGGCGACCTCCACGGCGTATTCGGGGTGGTCGCGGAAGGCGTGGTCGATGTACGACTTGGTGACGCCGAGTCGTTCGGCGGCGGAGGCGCGGTCGAGGCCGATGGTGGTCATGACCCAGTTGGCGTCCTGGGCGATGATCTCCCGGCGGGTGAGCCGGTACATGGGCTCGAAGTGCGGGTCGTCAATGGCGCCGGGGTGCTGGTCCCAGTACTTGGGCGGGGCCCATCGTTGCTGGCTGGCGTTGCGGAGGGCGCGGGCGATGCCGAGTTCGCTGACGCCGTGCTTGCGGGGGTGGCTGTGGCGGAGTGTCTCGTAGGCGTCGATGGTGGCCTGGGCGGTGCTGCCGTAGACGGTCTGTCCGCGTTTGAGGAGGCGGCGCACGTTGTCGGGCTTGATGCCGATGTGGGGTCCGAGTTCGCGGAGGGGCCAGCCGGTGGCGGACAGGGCTTGGATGCGGCGGCGGGTGCCGGTGGGGTCGACGCGGCCGGGGAGGGTGGGTTCGGGCTGGATGGCGAGGATTTTCGCTTCGACCTCGGGTGTGGTCTGCCGGATCATGCCGCGGCCCTTGGTGAGGTTGGGCTGGGTGTAGAGGCGGATCGTGTTCCAGTCGATGCCGGTGAGTGCTTCGATGCGGTGGGGGGTGATGCCCGCGGCGTGCAGCTTGAGGAGGTGTTCACGGACGCGGGTGGCGTCGATGAAGGGCTGCCAGGTTCCGTCGGCGACGGCGCGGAGACGGTTGCGCTGCCAGTCGTTGTAGCGGGTGACGCACTCGGGCCGTCGGCAGCGGTAGTCGGTGTAGCAGGTGAGGTTGCGGTGGTGGGGGGCTTCGCGGACGGCGGTGGTCACGGCTTCTCCTTTCGGGGTTGGGCTTTCCAGGCGTCCCAGCAGGCGGTGAGGAGGTCGTCGTCTTGGCCGGGCTGGGTGGGGATGAGTGGGGCTTGTTCGATGGCGTGGGCGAGGTGTCGCGTCTGCTGGAGTTCGTGGCGGAGTTGCCGGCAGTAGGCGGCCCGGTCGCGGATCCGGTCGATGACCGACCAGGCGGTGTAGATGACGGCGGTGAGGGCGACGCCGGGCCCGAAGGTGAGGGCGAAGTCGACGGCCCAGTCAGCGATGGGGTGCGCGGCGCGGCCCGCGGCGAGGTACAGGGCCAGGTCGTCGATCACGGCCGCCTCCCGCGGGTGCGTGCGGGGCGGGTGATCAGTGCGAAGACGACCGCGGCCAGGCCGATCGTGAGGCCGAGGCAGGCGAGGAACACGGCGGCGGGAGCGGCGGTCATGCGGCGGTCCTCCGTGCTGCGGCGGTGCCGCGCCAGGTGCGGACGCCGGAGTGGTGGGCGGTGGGCCGGTTGGTGCACGCCCAGCCAGCGGTGCGGACGTAGCCCTCGTCCTTCAGGAGGGTCATGAGCCGGCCCCAGTGCGCCTGCGGGTTCGGCGGGTCGGGCAGCTGGTGGAGGTCGGCGATCTCGTAGCAGGTGAACGTCCGGCCTGAAGCGGCGGCGGCTATGAACTTGGGCCAGACGATCTCCAGCCAGGTCTCGTAGTCCTCGGCGCGCTGCTGCGTCCGCGTCTTCCGCGGCTCCGGGACACTGCCGTCGAGCGCGGGCTGCACAGTGGCGGTCATCGTGGTCTCCTGGTTCCGGGGGCCGCTCGCATTACGGGTGCGAGCGGCCCCCGATCGGGTCGGGTTAGATGGCGGTGGCGGTATCGGCCAGCTGCGCCTGAACGGCGGTGAGCACGTCGTCGCTGGGGGTCCAGAAGTTGAGCGCGCCTCTGGCCACCGGCACCGGCTCCGGGAGGGCGATCACGTCGGCGAGGGTCCAGTGGTAGACGCGCTCGAAGCCCCACGGACCGCAGCAGGTGCCCGCCACGGAGAAGTGGCAGCCGGTGATCGTGACGACGGCGACGACCGCGCGGTACACGTCGAGGTGCTCGCCGTACACCTGCGCGTCACGGTCGGGCTGCGCTCCGGCGTGGATGAGGATCCGGGCACCCTCATACTTCGCGGGGAGCCGCCAACTGCGGTTTTCCACCGTCTTCTGCTGGTGGGCGATGGCGCCGGCCCACGGCTGTCGGACCGTAAGTGCCTTCATCGGGTGGTCTCCTCGGACGTGGCGTGGTGCAGGAGGTGGGTGTCGTCGATCTCGCGGTCGTGGAAGACCTGGTTCACTGCGTTGCGGACGGCCGCGGTGAGGGCGTCGCGCAGGTCGTCCTTCAGGGCGGGCCGGTGGGCGATCTGGACGGCGAGGTCCCAGGCGTCACCGCCGCGCCCCCAGGCCAGTTCGCTGGTGGCCTTCAGACCGTTGGCGCCGAGGTCGACGGCCCAGCGGGACAGGTCGAGGGCGTACTCGACGTGCTCGGAGATTTCACGGTTGGCGTCGTGGAAGTCGTCGTCGCCGAGCTGGTCCCACTGGAAGTCGCCCCGGCTGGGGATCTTGTGGCCTTCGATGTTGATCTCGAAGTACTCCGGGTCCCGTGCGGCACGGAGCTGCGCGGCAGCCTCGACGCGGGCGTCGCCGTCGGTGTACGGGGAGTCGGTCATCGTGCTCTCCTTGTCTGGTGGCGGCCGGCCGTATTTCGGGTACGGCCGGCCGCCGCACGGGGTGGGCTAGAAGGGGACGTGGTCGCTGAGGGCCGGCTGCTGGAGGGTCATCCGCAGGAGGTGGCGGCCGATGTCCTCGGACAGGTCGAACAGCTCCCGCTTCAGCTCGTGCGCGAGCTCCCGGGCCCAGGCGTGGACTTCCTCGTTGTCGCTCTGGATGAAGGCCTGGGCGATGTGCAGGGAGACGACGGAGAGGGCGGCCTGCTCCGGGGTGACGCCGGGCCCCCACGGCTCGCGGGACGGTGCCTGCGTGGTGTCGGTCTGGTCGGTGGTCATCGTTCGTGATCTCCTGGGTTGAGCCGGGCTCCCGCCTGATTTGGGCGGGCGGGAGCCCGGCGCGGGTGCGGGCTAGTCGACGAGTTCGCCCTCGACGGGGCCCTCGTCGTAGTCGTCGTCGACCGTTCCGGGCGCGGGCGTCGGGACCGTGGCCGGCAGCGGCTCAGGGCGCTGCTCGCTGTCGACGACGGCCTGGGCGCGGATCTGCTCGCGCATGTACTCGGCGGAGGTCGGCACCCACTTGGCGAGGCGGTGCGCTGCGGTCTTCAGCCACATCGCCTCGGTGTCGGTATTCCAGGGCGACCAGGGCTGGTCGGCGCTGTCGGACTTCGCCATGGCCTTGGCGATGTGCCCCTTGTTGAGGACGACGACCTTGCTGGTGGCGCCGTCCTTCATGACCGCGTAGGCGTAGACGAGGCGGAGTTCGCCGCGGTCCTCGAGGTCCCAGTCGATGTCGTGGACGGGGCGCTCGTCGCGGCCGGGCCGGAACTGGAAGCCGTCGCCCGTGTAGACGGCTTCGACGATGACGGAGGACACGGCGCCGGCCCGGTACATGAGCTCGATCTCGCCCTGGTAGCCGCGGACACCAGTGACTTCGGTGCACCGCTTCTTCTTGTTCCAGCGCGGCACCAGGTAGTACTGCTCGGTGCCGGGCTCCAGTCCGAGGCGGCCGGCGTCCATGAGGACGGCGATGAACTGGCCGACGTCGTTCTGCGCGGCCTCCATCAGCTTGGGGTCGCGGCGCAGGAGGCCCTGGGTGTTGCGGATCCAGGCGCCGACGCGCTGCTGCAGGTGGCTGGGCATGACGAGCTCGAGAGACTCGCGGTACTGCTCGACGACCGCAGCGGGGCCCTGGTCGCGCTTCTCGATGGCGGTGGAGACGGACTGGTTGGTCATGCGGCGGTGCTCCTGTTTCGTGCGGGCTGAAGGGAGTAGGTCTTGCCGTCGCGGACGGTGCGGGTGGCGACGCGGTCCTTGCCGACGACGGCGCGACGTCCGGTGCCGATCTGGTTGAGGACGAGGCCGGCGGCGCACCGCTTCTCCTCCTCTGCGGCCTTGAAGGCGTCGAGGGCGGCGAAGTAGCGGTCCCGGAGGTCGGCGGTGATGTCGACGTCGACGTCCTCCATGCCGTCCGGCAGTGCCTTCACGGCCTGGAAGGTGGCGGTGTGGCCGTCGATGTTCGGGGCCTGTCCGGTGGCGAGGGAGTCCATGAACGCCTTGCCCGCGGTGTACATGACCTCGGTGTCCGTGGTGTCGGGTTCGACGACGTACTCGCGGTAGTCGGAGAGGCCGATGAGGACGGCGATGCGGGCGCGGCGGGCTCCGAGGGCCCGGCAGTACCAGCGGACTTGGGCCTTGTAGTGGATGGGGATCTGGTCGGTGCCTTCTTCGCCCCACTCGAAGTCGTCGTAGGCGGTCTTCGCTTCGATGACTTCGAGTTCGCCGTCGGCGGTGAAGCCGAGCCGGTCGGGGTTGGCGATCCACCACGGCACGTCGTCGGCGGCGTAGGTGCCGGAGGGCAGGACGAGGAGTTCGGGGTGGCGGTCGGCGAACTCGGCGCAGATCGTCGGCTCGTGCTTCTTGCCCCAGTACATTTCCGGGGTTTCCTGGACGGGGCCGATGTTGCCCTTCTTGCGGTGCCATAGGGAGAACGCGGACTCGTGGGGGCTGAGGCCGAGGACGGCGGCGATCTCGCTGCCGCCGATACCGTTCACGCGGGCCGCATGCCATTCCGGGCTGCCGGGCTCGAAGGTTCCGATCAGGCGGCCGGCGGGGGGCGACGGCTGGGTGGTCGTCACTGTCCACCGCCGGTCACCGCGTCGTAGACGTCGCGGGCCCAGCGGGCGTCGCCGAGCGCGGTGTGGGCCACGCCGTCGCCGGGCGGCTCGACACCGACCGCGCGGGACAGGCCGCGGGAGGAGAACGGCAGGGACGGCAGGTCGCCGGGGAAAGCGAAGTCTCCGCCGTAGGCCCCGCTGTCCCGCTGCCCGAACCGGTAGCCGGCCGCGAGGGTGGCGATGTCGACGGTGCGGTAGTGCCAGGGGGACTCGTTGAGGAAGACCTTCAGGAAGGCGGCGTCGAATGCCGGGTTGGAGCCGACGAGTACGGCGCCGCCCAGCAGGGTGCGGAGCAGGTTGCGGAGGTCGTCGCGCTTCATCGGGTGCGGGAGCCCGCAGGAGTGGGTCATGTCGCCGACCTGGTAGTTGTCGGGCAGGGCCATCCGGTCGCGGTAGCCGTTGATGTCGAGGGCCTTGGGGTCGGCTGCTTCGATCTCCCACGTGTCGGGACGGATCTGCCAGAGGTGTTCGGTGTCGGTGCCGTTGTCGCGGTGGATGACGGCGAGCTCCCACATGGCGTGGCGTTCGGGGTCGAGACCGAACGTCTCGCAGTCGACGAACGCGAGTGGCGGCGGCTGCTTTGTGGTGGTTTCGGTGGTCATGTCTCCTGCTTTCGGGTGTGCTGATGGCGGGCCCGCTCCGTTGGGGCGGGGGGTGCTCCGGCGGAGCGGGCCCTGGATGGCGGCGCGGAGTGGGGGGCTCAACACGCCGCCGGCTGTGGAGTTGTGGATCAGCGGCTGAGGCGGACGGGCATGCACACGGCCCGATAGGTGTCGTCGTCGACCGGCTTGATCAGCACCGGCTTGTTCGGGGTGGTGAACCAGACCTGCACCTGGCCGTCGATCGGGGCGAGCAGGGAGCCGAGGAAGCCGGGCCGGTATCCGGCCGTGAACCCGTCCAGGTCGGCGGACTCCACGTCGACTCGGGAGGCTCCCTTCGACCCTCCGGCGCCGCCCGCCACCGTCACCGTGTCCCGGTCGAAGGACAGCGTGATCGCCTGCTCTTCCTTCTCGTTGACCAGGGCGGCCCGCTTCACCGCCTCCAGCAGGTCTCCGGCGTCGCCCCGCATCCAGCCCACAGCCTTGGCCGGGTCGGGGAAGAAGCCGTCGATACTGGGGAACGGGGTGGCGACGGTTCGGCTGGTCACGGTCAGCGTGTCGTTGGCGAGGGCGGCGACGCTGAGGCTGGCGTTGGTGAACGACACCCGGACGGGGCCGCCGGCCAGCTGCTTGGCGGTGGCCGCCAGGTTGGCGGCGGGCACCAGCAGTTCGCCGGCCACGTCGCTGTCCGGCTCCCAGGGGATGCGGTGCCGCACGATGCGGTACCGGTCCGACGCGGACACGGTGAGGTGGTCGCCGTCGGCGGCCACGTGCACGCCCCGGAAGCCCTCAAGGCTGCCTGCGGCTTCCTTGTCCGGCATTGAGGCGTGTGCGGCGTGCACCACGGCGGCGGCCAGCAGGTCGCCGTCCACGGTGCCCGCGGCCTCCGGCGCCTGGGGCAGTTCCGGGTAGTCGCCGCGGTCCATGGTGGGCAGGGTGAATGTGGTGCCCGGGGCGGACAGGGTGGCCTCGTTGCCGTCGGCGACCACGTCGACGGGTCCGGCCGGCATGGCGGCGGCCACGTCGGCGAGCAGCCGGCCCGACACCAGGACGTGCCCGGGTTCGAGAACGTCGGCGGCCAGGGTGGCGCGGGTGCTGGTCTCGTAGTCGAACCCGGAGATGGTCACCGAGTCGCCGTCGGTTTCCAGCAGCAGCCCGCCGAGGATGGGCTGCAGCGGGTTGTTGGGCAGGCGGCGGTGTGCGCGACGCGCGGCTTCCGCCAACTGCTTCTGGTCGATGCGGAGTTTCATCAGGCGGCCTCCGCCTGCTGCTCGTCGCCCGCGTCGATGTCGTCGGCGGTGCTGCCCCAGCGGGACTCGGGCTGCGCGTAGCCCTCGGTCTTCAGCTCGGACAGGGGGAACAGGTAGGGCTGGTCCATCGGGGTCTCCATGGGATGCTGGTGGTGGACTCCCGCCCGGCGCCTCCGGGCGGGGGTTCGTTGCGTTGGGCGCCGCAAGTCAGTTGGTGGTCGAGGTGGCTTTCTCCCGTGCCTCCGTGATGCGGTCGCGGGTTTCGCGCAGCCACTTCGCGACGTCGGCCGGGTCGTCACCGGCGTCGAGCCGGTCTGCGGCCTGTTCGGCGAGAACGCTCAGCCGGCCGAGGGCGGCGCGGTCCGCGACCCGCGCCCGCTCGCTGTGCTCGGACCAGAACTGGTCGGCCTTCGCCTGCTGCTTCTCGTGCTCGATGTCCCGCAGCAGGCCGCGCAGCGACAGCAGCCGGATCACGCCGAGGCTGTAGTCCTCTGCGTGCCACAGCACCCAGCGCCGCTCGTTGAGGACGTTGATGGCGGCCTGTTCGGCTGCGGTGCGCGGCGCCTTCTCCTGCAGGATGTCGGCGGCCTCTCGGGCGGCAGCTGCCTGTCGCTGTTCGTGTGTGTCTGCCTTGGCGATGGACAAGGTCATCTCCTGGATGCTGGTAGCGGATCCCGCCCGTTAGCCCCGGGCGGGTTCTTCTTGTGCGCCGCCCCGGCCGGCCGGTGGTCATCCGGCGGGGCGGCGAGTTCAGGCGGCCGGCTCGTCCTTGCGCGCCCAGCTGGGCGGGACGCGGCCGGGGTCGGTGGTGGCGAACGGCGCCTGGTGCAGCGGCATCACGCAGTGCCGGCGGATCTCGGCGACGTCGAGTTCCTGCGTCTCGGTGACCGCGGTCTCGGCGAGCTTGCGGGCGTCGAGGCGGCGTTCGGCATCGGCGAGACGCCTCTCGAGGTCGGCCACCCACCGGGTGCGGGCCTGCAGGTCTGCCTGCGTGGCGGCGTGGGCGCGCTTCTCCTCGGCCAGTTCCTGCTCGACCTCGGTCGTGTACTGGTCCTGGATCATGAAGAAGTCGTCCGCGGCGGCCTGCCGGTTGAGGAGGACCACGTTCTCCTCGCGCAGCTCGGACAGCCTCGCTTCGTAGCCCGCCGTCAGTTCCTTCATCTGGCGTTCCAGCTCGGCGATGCGGTCGTCGGCACGGTGCGCGCCCGTACCGCGCAGGCGGGGGAAGATGCTCGTCACGGCTTCTCCAGTCCGGTGCGGTCGATGTAGCCAGCGGCGTCCGTCTCACGGAAGCTGGCGGCGGTGCGGAGTCGGTGGTTGAGGTTGAGGGCCTCGTCCACCGCCACCTGCTGCGCGGCGACCATGGGACGGGCCCGGCGGATGTACAGGCGGGCCATCGCGTTCAGCAGGCCCGCCATCGGCGACAGGCGCGGCGACGGCAGCGGGGCCATCACGCCGCCTCCAGGACGCGCCGGTAGTCGGCCGCGGTGGTGGGCTGCCGTTCGGGGGCGATCGGCCCGTGGTTGAGGAGCACGGAGCTGAGCGGCAGGACCGTGTCGAGAGGGCCGTCGAGCCGGCACATCAGCGGCTCACCGGCGTCCGACACGTCGCACGTCCACAGCCAGTGGGAGCCGTCTACCGCGATCTGTGCCCGGTCCAGGTCTATGGCCGTGCCGTCGAGAGTCGCGACCATCACGCCACCTCCGGCAGTGTCCTGGTCTGCTCCCGGCGCTGCGTCCACGCGGCGAGCCGGGCGACCGTCTCCTCCAGTTCGGCGACCTTCTCCGGGCTGGAGTTGGACACGGTGACCGCCAGGGTGCGGGCTCCCTCTCCGATCACGAGACGGGCCAGCGGCCTCCCGTCGATCCCGCGGTCGAACTCGCAGCGGATCGGGGCGTCGTTCAGGTCGACGGTTATCCCGCCGTAGATGTCAGCGCTCATCGCGCGCTCCTCTGGGTTTCGATGGCGTCACGGACGACACGGATCGGGACTCCGAAGCGGCGGGCGACCTTCATCAGCGGGCCGTGCTGCTCGCCGTGCCGGTAGTCGTGGCGCCTCTTCTGGGCCTTCCAGGCGAGGTACATGCGGCGCTCGCGGGTTTGCGGCATCACGCCTCCTCGGCGGAGTCGGTGCGGATGGCGTGGTGCATCCCGGCCGGCTTGGCGGCGGTGGACTCGTGCTCGGCGAGCCGGTCCCGCATGTCGCGCAGTGCCTTCACCGCGTCGTCGAGGGCCTCGTTCGTCGAGTGCCGCTCCGCCTTGAGACGCTGGACCTCGGCGAGCAGGGCGGGGACGTCCTCTTCCAGCACGGTCTCCGCGTTCTCCAGGTCCCGCTGGCCGTCGAGCGGGGAGAACTTGTCGATCCACGCGGTGAGGGCGGCGGCCCGCTTCGGCGTGCGCTCCGCAATCTCCGCGAGCCGCGCGTCGGTCAGCGGCTGCGGCTCGTCGCCGACCGGCACCGGCAGCGCACCCACGGCGGCCACAGCGGCGGCGGTCGTCTTCGCGGTGCCCGGGATCACGTGCCCGGCCCTCGTCGCGTAGGCGATCTGCTCTTCCGTCAGCGGCTCACCGTGCTCCTCCGCACGGTGCGCGGCCAGGTGCCAGTCGCGGGCCTCCGTGTACTGGTCGGGGATACCGTGCGCCGCCCAGAAGCAGTCAGAGTCGGGGCAGTGGATGGGAGAGATGTTCATGCCGCCACCTGCCTCTGCTCGCCGGGGTGGGTTAGGTTGCGGACGGGCTTCCACGGCGGCTTGCCGGTACCGGGGCAGGGCTTGGACCAGCGGAAGGTGCGAGACCCCAGGTAGTCGCGGCCACTCCAGTGGTGGCGGCCCATGACTCCGTCGGCGGTCATCGCCCGGTCCTGGCCGCAGTGCTTGCACCAGCCGCGAGGGCGGGCGGGCTCGGGGAGGGCCGGGTAGACGATGCGGTAGCACGGGTGGCTGATGGTGATGCGCTTCTCGCCGTCGATGCGGAAGGCGAGGTACGGGCCGCGAGTGCCGACGATCGTGGCGGGCTTCCCGTCGTACTCGATGCGCATGCCATGACGGGCGGGCACGTCATAGGTGCGGCGGATCCACTCCATCGTGCTGGTCATGACGCCACCGCCCCGGCGTCCTTGCATGGCCAGCGGTTGCCGCACGCGCACCAGTGGCACCCGTCCTGCGGGTCCGGCACCTTGTCGTAGTGCTGCGGGGCGACCGCCGCTGAACGCTCGGCGTCAAAGAAGAGCCGGATCGCGCCCCGCTCGACCTTGTCTGCGAGACGGGCTACCTCGGTTCCCTCGTGGGCCTTCTTCACCAGCCAGTCCACGACCTCGGCCTTCGCCTCAGCGAGAGCCTCGGCGCGAACCTCGGCTCGGTAGTCGGCGAACGCGGCGTCCACCTCGGCGTCGGACCAGACCGTCATCTGGCCGGCACTCGTGCGGATCATCAGCCTCAAGCGGGCGCGGGCGTTCATGAGGACACCTCGGTTCCTTCGGCCGCCTGGTCGGCGATCTTCGCCAGGCGTTCGGCCGCGTCCTCCAAGGCGTGCGAGTAGCCGTTGAGGTACTCCTGCGAGTACTCGCCGTCCGACGGGCGCCCGCCCATCTCCTCGACGGTCTTGGCGGCCTCGGAGAAGACGCTGGAACGGAAGGCGCGAGGCTGAGCGAACGGGTCATCCGCCTGCGGCATCGCCTGGTGGTAGAGCCACTGGGCTCCCAAGGCGTCAGCGCCGGGGTCGTCGGAGTCGAAGATGAAGCTCGACAGCGACCGGCCGGTGGCCGCCAGGGCGTTCTCCAGCTCGGCGATGCGGGCCGCCTGCTTCTTCTGCACCGTCTCGGCTTCGTGCTGCGGGGTGAAGACCTGCGTGCCGTACTTGGTGGCGGTGGCGCACGGCCACTGCACGACGGTGCCCTCTTCCCAGCAGACGGCGCACAGCCAGGCGTTCGGCTTGCCGCAGTCGTCGAAGACGGGGACGTGGAAGCGGGCCGGCAGCTTCGCGTTCTCCTCCAGGGAGAAGCCGGCGAGGATCTCGTAGTGCGGGTGGTCCGGGGCGTGCAGGAGCGTGGCGCGCTGGGCACAGCCGTCGTGCTCCACCGGCTGCCCGGCCTCGGCGAGACCGCGGCAGGTGCCGCACGCAGACGGGTCGGCGCTCGTGCTCTTCTCGGCGAGGAACGCCTCGCGCTGCTTGACCCAGAACGGGTCGAGGTCGGATGAGATACTGGGAGCCACGCGGCTCCCTCCTTTCATCTGGTGGGAGGGTTGATCGCGTCGAGGTCACCCGGACTTGGCCGTTGGGGTGGCCTCTTTGCCGCTCAGGCGGCGGCGCGGGCCGGCTTGCGGGAGACCCGCGGTTCGGCCGGGCGGGAGTCGTGGGCGAGCGTCGCGTCGGGCTCGCCCTCCATCTCGGCCTTCAGGAACGCGTCCAGGTCGGTGATCTTGTAGGCGAGCTTCCGACCGATGCGCACGGGTCGGGGCCCCTTGCCGAGGTGTGCGTAGTTCCAGAGGGTCTTGACGCTGCGGCCGATTCGGCGGGCCGCTTCCGGGGTCCAGAGGTAGCCGGCGGGCGGTGGCGTGGGGACCTTGGCGGGCCTTGGCACGTCGTCTCCTTTCCATGTGAGGGTGAAGTCTTGGGTCAGGGCGTCCCTATTTCGGGGACGTGGGGGGCATGAAGAGGACCAGGACGGCGACACCGAGCGCCTCCGCGATTGCGTGGGCGTCGTTGACGTCGAGGTTGTCCAGCTCTCCGGTGAGCAGACGCCCTATCTGGGAGCGGGATACACCGGTTGCGTCCGCCAGGTCGCGGACGGTGTAAGGGACCCCCCGACCTGGGGCTTCCATGATTTTTTTGAAGGTTTCCAGGTCTCTCAGGCGGTAGCGCACACTCAATGGATCTCCCCCGTTGCAGAGGTGCCTTTCACTGCCCTTGAGTTAACCCTCACCGGGACAGCATGTCAACAGAATCGGGACGACTACCGCCGAGTATCGGCATCATTTCTGGCCGGATAGCATTGAATCGTGGACGGACTGTCCCGGATGCAGGATGGTTGTAGGGACTGACCTGCTAGTTTGCCCGCCCTAGCCCATCTCCCTAGAGACAGCCGGTGTGACAGTGACGCGAGAGGACGACGATATGAAGGCAGCGGCCACCGCCCCTGACCAAGGCGCGGCCGAGCCAACCCCTGCAGGAGCGCTCTCCCGGCTCATCCTGGACGCCAACCAGTCAGGCATCACCTACCAGGAGATGGCAGACCGCGGCGTCGACCAGGACGGCAACAAGCTCCCGAAGCAGTGGTACCAGAAGCTTGTCAAAACTCCGCCCGTCAACCCGCCTTCCCCCTCACAAATGCGCGCCATCGCCAACGCCATCGGGAAGCCGTTCCGCCGCGTGCAGGAAGCCACAGCCGAGCAGTGGCTCCTCTACGAGGCCACCGAGCTCGCCGGCTACGACGAAGAAGTCCGCATCATCGTCGGTCACCTCGCCGGCAAGTCGAAGGCCGAACTGATGCGGTGGCGCTACATGATCGAGGCCGAGGAGCGCGCCAAGCGCGAGGCCGGGGAGTAGGAGTAAGGCGCGACAGCCGGGGCAGACGACGGTCCAGCCCCGGCTACCTCTCAGTACACACAGCGTCAACTGATTGTGGCCGCGCCCCGAGAGACGTACTCTTCCACAACCGTGCACATCCGGCCGTTCTGGCTACAAGTGCACTGTTGACGCGGGGAGGCTTCATGCTGCACGTCACCTACGAAATCAGCGACATGCTGACGCCCGGCCGTCTGGCCCAGATAGACGAGGACCGCGGCAGAGTCCGGGTCCGCCTCGACGGTACCGCTCCCCTGGCGGAGGTCGTACCCGCCCTGAACGATGAGATCGACCGATTCATGCAGTCCGCGCAGTGGTTCCAACTGTGGGAGGACGAGATCGTTTCCCGCGACACCCCCGGTCGCCCGCTGCGCATCGAGTACATCCTCGACGGACGTTTTCCGTACACCATCGGCGCCGGCGTCGCCGAGGACAGGGGTGTTGTCCACGTCTACATCAACCCAGGTCTGACCACGCGCGCGTTCGCCGCCGTCATGAACCCCGCCACCCAGCAGTTCCTCGAGGCTGGACATTGGTTCCAGTTGTACGGCGGTGAGATCATCGATGCCTCCCCGGAGACGATGAGCGGGGTCTGAGCAAGGGGGCGTAGTGGCCGGGTACATCGAGGACCGCTGGTACAAGAAGGGCCCCGACGGCAAGCGCACCGTCCCCACCGAGCGGCACGGCCAGGGCAAGCGGTACAAGGTCACCGGCATTCCCGGCGTGCGGTCCCGTTCGTTCCCCGACAAGCAGCTGGCGGCGGCGAAGAAGTGGTTGGCCGAGGCTCAGTCCGGTAGCGGCCGGGGCGAGTGGTACGACCCGCGAGACGGGTCCATCACGCTCGAAGACTACGTGCGCAATCACTGGTGGCCGCACACCAGGTATCCGCCCTCCACCAGAGCGTCGGTGCGGTCGAAGGTGTTCAACCACATCCTCCCTCACATCGGTGCGATGCCGTTGAACCGCATCGGCTATGAGGAGATCCAGGCCTGGCAGACTCGGGCCGAGCAGCACATCGACGTGGGCACGCTCGTCGTCACCTGGGCGCACTTCTCCACGATCCTGCAGGCCGCCCACAAGGCCAAGCGGATCCCCGTCAACCCGTTCCGGGACGACGACCTGCGGGCGCCACGCCTGCCCAAGTCGAAGGCCCTGGCGTGGGAGCAGCAGACCGTCGCAGCAGTGCGGCTCGCGCTGCCGGAGCGCTACCGCATTCTCGTCGACCTGGCCGTCGGGGCGGGCCTGCGACAAGGAGAAGCTCTCGGCTTCTCCCCCGACGACGTGGACGGCGAGGACATCAACGTCGTGCGGCAGATCATCAAAGTGAACGGCAAGTTCGGGTTCGGGCCGCCGAAGGGCAACAAGGAGCGCGTCGCCCCATGCGCTCCGGAACTGGCAAAGGCCATCAAGGAGTACGCGAACCGGTTCCCCACCATCGAGGTGACGCTGCCTTGGGTTGATCCCGCGCGGCCCAGCCTCGCCTGGGAGGAGCGCCCCAAACGGACGGTCCGCCTGCTCGCCACCACCCAGTTCACCAACGGGTTGAACGGCGGGGCCATCAACAAGGACACGTTCAACGACCGGCACTGGAAGCCGGCGCTCGTCGACGCCGGGCTCATTCCGCCCGCCGAGATCACATACGTGGAGCCCAAGAACGGCAAACAGCCGTGGCGGAAGGAAACGTGGCAGATGCCGCGGGAGTTCGGCTTCCACGTCCTGCGGCACACCTTCGCTAGCGTCGTACTGGCCGAGGGTGAGACCATTACCCAGTTGGCTGCATGGCTCGGGCACACCGATCCGGCGTTCACGCTCAGGACCTATGTGCACTTCCAGCCGAAGTCCGGGAGCCGAGGCCGGGCGGCGATCGGGCGGTTCATGTCCGGGGAGCCGGCCGAGGTTGACGGGCCTCCTGGGGAGCGCTCTTGAAGTGGATCTCCCCAGATCCTCCCCAGCGAAGAAAACGTGACAACGGCGGTCGACCGCAGTACGCGGTCGGCCGCCGTTTCGATGAAGCGCCGGACGGCATTTTCCCTGTTCAGAGACTCACGGCGTGTAGACCACCGGCCTCGGTGCCGCCGGCATGCCGTCGCCGAGGAAGAAGCCGGTGTGCGGCGGCTGGTTGTATCCGGAGTTCTGCCAGGCGAGGGAGGTGCGGTCTGCGACGACGGGAGCGGTGACGGGGTGCACCGCCCGTGACCAGCATCCTTTCACTGCCCGCCGGATCCTTTGAGTTCCTTTGACATCGAAACTTGCCCCTCCCCAGGTGCTCCCCTGGGAACCTCGCTCCCCAGATCCTCCCCAAGCAGCTGCCCCCTGAGAGCGTCGTTGGACCTGTTGGGACGGGTTATCCCGACACCTTCCCGAGCCGTCCCGGCTGGTACTCGCCGCCCGTGCGGGCGGCTTGCTCACGCCGGGCGCCCTCAAGGGTGAGAACGCATTCGGCGCAGCCGCGCACTTCCCTCTCGCCAGCGGCCCGCGGATGAACAACGCCGACCACGGCCGTGGGGACCTCACCCTTCGCGGGATGACGGAAACAGACCCCGGGCGCCCACTCGTAGAGGTCGAGGATCTGCTGGCGGTCCATGCCTTCTCCTGTGTGCTCGGACGACGGGGTTGGGCGTGGGGGGTGTAGCCCGTTTTCCCGGCGGGTGGTGCGGGATGCGCTGGCTGGGCGCGGTTCACCCGAAGGGGTGAACATGTATTCGATTCCTGAACACTCTCGACGACCCTGCGGCGTGAGCTCACCTCCAGGCTGGACTCAATCTTGATCGCTTGGCGACCGTTTGGGTACTGACACAAGATCACGAACACCGAAGCGTGTCGTGGGTGCCAGCCCGCCGTAACCCCCGACCCGACTGGGTCACGCAACGCCGTGTCGCCCTAGGGCATCGGATCGCCGACTTACGTCGCCAGGCCGGCCTGTCACAGGAAGAGCTGGCACATCTAGCCGGGATGGAGCGGAGGAGCATCCAGCGCTACGAGAACGCGGTGCGGGATCCGCAGTACTCGGACCTCCTGCTGATCGCTCACGCTCTGCGGGTACACGTCGTCGACCTCCTTCACGGCTAGATTTCACCGCTGCGGCCGATTTCTGACCGGGGCTATAGACCAGAATTCAACAGTACGTTGATCAGGAACGGAAGTGCCTGCGCCGCCCATTTACATGCGGAACGTGAACAGTCGTCACGTTTCCGTGACCGCCCGTCGAGGCTCTGGCCTGGGCTTTCCTGCCTGGTATCGAATCCGCGTCGATCATTGCCTCGGAGGCGACGGCGCCCTGCCGGCCAGCTGATCGAGGGCCGCGTTCGCCAGGACTCGCCAGGTACGGTGCAGCTCGTTACCAGCCAGGCAGCTCTGCTCGATGTCACGGCAGGCGGTGCACCGGGTGGCGTGGCTGGCGTACTCGGCGTAGGCCTCCTGTACGGGGCTGAGCCGGGTGGCCGCGGCTACGGCCGGCGGGCGCCGTCTTTCCGCTGCGGCTGGCTGGTCTTTACGCTCGTCCACGTCGACGGCTCCCGTTCGTCGGCCATGCCCCCGGGCCGTGTCCGCGGTCGCGGGGGTCTTCCCTGTTCAGACGGTACCGCTACATACCGCTACATGGGGCCCCATGCCGCCATCTGCGGATGCCTGGCGTTGGGTGTAGCCCTACGTTTCGATCATGGGTGAGGTGCCGATCGGGTACGTGTACATGCGGGTCGCCGACGAGGTCGAGGCAGAGATCCGCTCGGGCCGGCTGCCCCGCGGGGCCCGGCTGCCGAACGAGCGGGACATGGGCGCCCAGTACGGTGTCGCGCCCGGAACCGCACGCCGAGCCGTGCAGGAACTGCGGGAGCGGGGCCTAGTGGTGACGCTGCCGAACAAGGGGACGTTCGTCGTCGCCGAGAAGTCATAGCCCGCTGTCAGACCCGCCGCCTAGAATCGCGGCATGATCCCCTCTCCTCTTTGTGCGGGACCGGTGCGGCCTGCTGCGGTGGTGAACGAGGAGATCCGCGCGCTGGTCGTGTCGTGTGGCGGCTGGCTGTACGGGGAGTCGCGGGCCCGGTATGAGCTGCTCGTCGCGGAGTGGACGCTCGCCGTGCAGGCGGAACGCACCTGCAGAGAGATCGACGTCGCCGCGTAGGATCCGCCCGTGAGCGACTACGACTTCCCCGACGACCTGCTTGCCGCCGAGCGCGAGGCGTGGGCTGCGATCCAGGCCGGCACCCTCACCGTCGACCAAGCCGACGCTGTACAAGCCGGGATCACCGCCTACGCCGAAGCGGCGCGCCTCGACCGGTACAAGGTGGAGATGGCGTTGAAGAAGGCCGTCCGACACGCGGAGGCGGCGGGCTAGCGACCCCGATCACGCCGCATGCGCCTCGCGGACGCTGTCATCCCCAGCACCTCCGCCTCGTCCGGGTCATCGATCCGGTGGCCAGGACTGAGGAGCACCAGCCGCTCACCCGGGCGCGGACGGTAGGCGCGGATCTCGCCGCCCCGCGCGCAGCCGGGGAACAGCCGGCGAAGCAGGCGACGAATCACGGGACCTCCCCCGGTTGCGGCCCCTCCCGGTGCTGTGCGGGAGGGGCTTCAGCAACAGCAAACCCGACTGGTCTCAATGCTGTCAGCCGGATACTGGGACCAGCCTACGCCGGGCCGCTGACAACGCCGGGGCGTGGCCAGCTGTCCAGCTCCGCGCCTGTCTCCTCGTCGACGAGGGTGACGCGGGCGCCGGGCCGACCCCAGTCGCCGACCCACGTCTTGAACTTCCCGCGGGCCACCGCCTCACTCCCCCACCAGCCGTGTGCGACCGGGCGGCCGGCGGAGGTGAGGGTGAGGTGGTAGCGGGCAGGGTGCATGCCGTCACCCTACGGGCAGCCGCATGGCCTCCCGCGGGGAGGAGACGGGAGGTGCGGCGGGCCCTGCCGCATCGGCGGAGCGCGGCAGGGCCCGAGAGGGGAGTCCTCGCCTGGGGTGCGCGGATCCCGTGCGCACCACCATGCACCATGATCCGGCCACGCGGTAGATCACGGCCGAAAACTTGTGCTGTCAGTGCCACCAGGCATGATGCCCGCATGCAGAACTATGGCCTCACCTGGACCGACCCCGACGGCCGGCCGCGCGCATCCGCCGTCGCCTACGACAAACCCTCCGCCGACGAGCAGAAGCAGGAACTCGAGGACGCCGGCTGCACCGACATAGAGATCGTCGAAGTGAAGCCGGGGCAGCTCCCCAAACCGCGGACCTAGCAGTCCGGGGCGTGGAAGAGTCCTGCCATGACCGCAGCCCCCTTCGCCTTCAGCGCCGCTCCGAACGGATGGCGAGTCGCCATCGCATGCCCTGACGACAAGACCATCATGGTCATGCCGATCGTCGGCTGGGCCACGCCCGCTGAAGGCATGCGTCGGATCGACGACTCATTGGCTGTTGAGCCTGTGATCCTCTTCGACAACGTCGGCGATCCGATCATCAGCACTGTCTCCGACACCCTCCACTCATGGACGGATGGCGAGACCCTGCACCAGGTCATCGCTCCCGGCTTCGAGGTGCGCGAAGTGCCAGACGGCTGGTCAGTATGCGAGTACGGGGACTAAACGGCGCGAGCGCCCGACCAGCCGGTCGGGCGCTCGGAGGCTGGCCGTCCCTTACGGAATAGCGCCAGTCGCTTTGCCAAGTCCAGGATGCCAGAAGCCCCGCCGAGACGGGGGAACCCGGCGGGGCATGCGGCCAGTGTGGCACGGAAGAGGGCTACGCGGCGGCGCTCAGCCAGTCCTCGGCGAACGAGACTATGGCAGGTAGCGCTTCGACCGAGAAGTACTCCTCGCCTCGCGTCCGCTTCCACCCACCCTCCGCCAGGTGTGTGAGCAGCGCAGCCTCCAGGGTCCGAGCTACCCCCTTGGGTAGCCCGGTCCGCACGATGTGGCGTTGAGAGAGGCCGATGGCCGCATGCTGCTCCAGTCGCTTATACCCGGTGCCCGAACTGATGCCGAGCTTCACCGTTGGTCTCCCCGTGACGGTATCGGTGCCGCTGACGACGTAGAAGACATCGTGCGGTGGGGCAGTTCGTCCGGTCCTGCACACCCGGCACATAGTCTCGGCGTCGTATCCCTGATTGATGCCGATCTGGGACAGGTGACCGACTACGCAGCAGATGGCCACCCGCTGGGATACGCGTCCGGCCAGCGGTTCCAGGATCATCGCTCCCTGGCTGGCGGCGTTGGCCTTGAACGCGGCTAGCTTCGGGGTGTCTCGGATCCTCTTACACGTGGGGCACGGGTGCTCGTGCGGGTCCTGTTCCTTGAAGTTGAAGCCGTAGAACTCGCGATTAGGTGATGCCTTCCAATCGATCCGCGGGTCCAACGCGGGGAGTGCGAAGACATGTCCGGAGAGACACCGCACCTTCTTCGCGGGTCTGCCGTACTGGGTCTTCTCGTCACCTAGCACCCATAGATCGAAGTCGGCTGCGTACTTCGGGAAGGCTGCAATCCCCTCCGCTTCCCTCTGGTCCCTTGTGCAGGTGAAGCAAGCCTCCAGCTCGGAACGCGGCAGCGGACCCACGTGGCTGTCGAGGGTGAAGCCGCCCGCCAACACGCTGATGGGTTTCGCGTCGGCCGTGTGCCCCTTGCTACAGGCCATCTTCACGGGCTCATTGACACCACCCACGGGGCCGCGTAGCGACCAGCCCAACTCATACGCACGGACCCTGAAGGCTGCGATGACGGACTGCTCGGCTCGAAGCATGAGCAACCGAGCCCTCACCTCACGCTCGTGGTCTCCGTGACCTGCTATCGACTCCTCGTCATGTGCCGTGCTCACGTTGACGCCTCCCGTGGGACTTCGCCCCGCTCCAGGTAGCGGTAGATGGTGGTGCGGGCAACGCCGAGTTCGTTGGCGATGTCCTGCACGGTGTGCTTGCGCTTGCCGTCGTCGCCTAGCTCGTCGTACATCTCCTGAGCGAGCTTGACCTGTCGCGGCTTGAGAGCCTGCTTGCGTCCGCCCTTCCGCCCGCGGGCTCGCGCGGCTTCCAGCCCGTCACGCGTCCGTTCCACGATCATCGCGTGCTCGAACTCTGCGATGGCGCCGAGGATCTGGAAGAACATGCGGCCGGCGGGGGTGCTGGTGTCGATGCCCTGGTCGATGACGACGAGGTTGACCTTCTGGGCGCGCAGCCGGTCGGACAGCTCGATGAGGTTTTTCAGGGAACGACCGAGGCGGTCGAGCTTGGTGATGACGAACTCGTCGCCTTCGCGGGCGGCGATGAGGGCCTTGTCGAGTTCGGGTCGGGAGGCGAGCTTGCCAGATGCCTTGTCGACGAAGATGCGGTCGCACTTGGCGGTCTTGAGTGCGTCCTCCTGTGCGTCTGGGTTCTGGTCGCGGGTGGAGACCCGGCCGTATCCGATTCTCATGAACCCAATGTAGCGATTCTGAACCGTTTGCGCGACATAGTTAAGGACACGGGTTCTCGTCATTCTCGTGCTGCGGTAACGCAGTTGAGCGCTGACCTGTCGACAGTCGGTCGTTTGTGGACACGGCTCCAGCTCGTGCCACACTCCCGTCATGACGACATGCACCACCTGCCGCCAGGAGTACGACGAGACGAACAGCGCAGCAGCGAAGGAACACACAGAGCCGGTGTACTGCCGACAGGAGAATCACTGCCGTCGCTGCTACGGGAAGCCGAGCTGCTACTTCTGCCAGAGCTCGTTCTGCAAGTGCACCGGCAGCGGCCACTGACCCCAGACATGACATAGGCCCCGCTCCTCATCGGAGTGGGGCCCACTGCGTGGCATGTTGTCGAGCGCGGGATGGGCATCTCGCAGCGTCAAGCTGGCCCGTCCTCGGCCATCTGCGCTGCTTCTAGGAACGCTTGGTGGCGCGCCGTTCCTGCGGGATGCCGGCGGGCCGCCGTCCGCAGCTCGTCCGCCACCTTCCTTCGGGTCTGCGCTGCGTCCCACCCTTCTTCTGTGATGCCTAGCTCTTTGGCCAGGTGGACGGTGAGTGCGCCGATGATGGGAAGGAGGAGCTTCTCGTCCGGGTCGCCGATCCGCCAGGTGGATCTCCCGAGCCCTTCGCGGGCTGCGGCGAGCATGGCGTCGAGGATGGGACGCACATCGTTGCGAGAGTCGCTCATGGCGTGCGAGCTTACGTCTCCCCCGCCTCGCAGCGGTTGTCACAGGCGGGCAGGTGGAACGAGTCGCGCCCAGTTGATGCCCTGCTGACAAGAAGCCCCGCCTTCGGCAGACTCGCGACGCTGGCAAGCGACGAAGGGGTGGACATGGCGGAGCTCAGCTACGAGCAGCTGCAGGCTCGTGCTCTCGACAGTGTGGAGAACGCCTACGCGGCGGCGCTTAACGGAAGGCAGGATGCTGCTGACTCGCTCAAGGCTCAAGCGCAAGTCCAAGCCCTCTTGGCTGTCGGCGCGGCCCTCCGGGAACTGACGCGCGCAATCCAAGGCAGCAGGTAGACACGATGAAGCGCCCCGCTCCCCTGCCGAAGCAGGAGGGCGGGGCGCTGTCGTGTCACGGCTCGGTGACAGGTGTTAACGCATCGTGCCCGTGTGGTCTACCGTGACCCGTCTGTACTGGCACCACTCGGGGGGATTCTGTGCGAACCCGCATCATCACCGCTGCCCTGCTCTGCGCCGCCGTCGGCGGTGTCGTCGCTTGCCAGCCGGCCGACGACTCAAAGGACACCACCAGCGTCTCACCGCCCAGCTCGGGCGGCTCCAGCGGCAGCGGATCGGCGAAGGACGACAAGCCGACCAGCGAGAAGGCAACCGTCCCCAACTTCGTCGGCATGGGCCTGCAGTCAGCGCAGGACAAAGCCCAGGAGGCCGGCTTCTACGGGCTTACCTCGCATGACGCGCTCGGCCGGGACCGCATGCAGGCCTTCGACCGGAACTGGAAGGTGTGCAGCCAGAGCGTGGCCGCCGGCAAGAGCGTGTCGACCGACACCGACCTCGACTTCGGGACGGTGAAGCTCGAGGAGACGTGCCCAGCGAAGGAGGAGAAGGCGCCGTCGGCCGCGGGCGGCACGATGCCGGACTTCAAGGGCAAGTCGGTGAAGGCTGCACGGACGGCCCTCGACTCCGGTACGTCGATCACCGTCAACGACGCGACCGCCGAAGACCGGATGGTGCTGATGGAGTCGAACTGGCAGGTCTGCAGCCAGGATCCGGCAGCTGGCGCGGCACTGAATGGGCAGCCGGTGAAGTTCACGGCCGTCAAGTTCGAGGAGAGCTGCCCGTAGCCGCAGTGGGCGGTCTACGGTGCTTGGACGTTCAACCTTGGGGGGACCGATGCGCACACGCGCGATGGCAGCTACGGCTGCCCTGCTGCTGGCCGCACTCACCGCATGCGGTGGAGGAGACGACAGCGGCGATGCCGCGGCGAAGCCGGAGACGTCGGCGCCCGCGGAGGCTGCGCCGAGCGAGGAGCCTTCGGCCGGCACGGTCGAGAAGGGGCTGGCCCTTGGTGAGCCGGCCCGGACGACGGGTGACGGCGGCACGGGTGTCCTGGAGATCACCCCGGACACGGTCGTGTTCACGAAGAAGGCGGCCGGGGAGACCGCAGCCAACGGGGTGTTCGCCGTCGTCGTCATGAAGGACAAGGCGATGACCGCGGTCGCCGCCGACGAGCCCGCCCCGATCAGCGGTGGGGGATGGAAGTGGATGGCCCCGGACGGGGAGATGATCGGCTTCGATAGCGGCAACTCCACAAACGTCACACCGGACAAGTACACCAACGCCGAACCCGTCCAGCCGGGCGCCTGGCAGTGGCGGTCTCAGGTCTTCGACCTGACGCCGACCCAGGCGAAGGGCGGCACGCTGATCTACATCGACGGCGAGGAGAAGGCGCACCGCTGGCAGATGCCCTCCGAGGACAGCGGCCCGAACGTCGCCGACGTGAAGAAGCAGCTGGAGTTCTGAGCACGCCGAAACGCCCCGCTCCCCCGGCCGCGTGTGCGGCAGGAGAGCGGGGCGTTGTCGTTCAGGCGGCGTCGTCGGGCATGTACCCGTCGGGCAGCCCGGGGTAGACCGGCTCCAGGAACGGCTGGGTGGCCGGTGCGGGTATCGGTTGGGGGTCTTCGCGGCCGAGGCGGACCAGGGATCCGACGTCGGCGGCGGTGTCGTCGCGGCGCGGCAGCCGCTCCGGGGCATCCGGCATCTCACACTCCCGTTCGGGCGCGGGGTTCGTGCTGGGCGCGGATCACCATGCGGGTCCGCTGGATCATGAGGATGATGATCGCGAGGAGGACTACGGTGCGGACGCTTCGGAGGACGGCCGCGGGGCAGCCCTCCGGCCAGATCGTGATCAGCACGGTGTACAGGCACAGCAGGCCGACGGCGCCAGCGAACCCCATCAGATTCCATCCGGTTGTGGACCGCCACCACGGGGCCTTGACGTGGTAGACGACGGCGAAGGTGGCGCACGCCAGGCAGGCGGTCGCCGACATGAAGACGTTCATCCACTGGTCCGCACTCAGGTCGCTGTTCATGGTCGTGCTCCTCGACGCTCCGCGAAGGCGAGTTCGATGCGTTCGCGGAGGTGGTTTTCCTGCAGGGCTCGCCGGATGGGAGCGACGGCCGCGTCGACGACGGCCGTTCGCTCCTCTGCTTCACGGCGCACGGTCCGAGAGTGCTCGAGGGCGGCCTCGGACTCGCGCACGTCGGGCTTGTCACATCCGTGTGCGAGGCGTCGGATCCAGGCGAGCACTGGCGTTCACCTCCTCGCCGTCCGTCTGCCCGGGCGGTGAGGGCAGGGCGGTGAGGATGTTGCCGCTGAGTCTCGCCATCTCGAGAAGCTCGCCGGTCTGCTCGTGCTCCACTTGGCGGGCCTTCTCCGATTCCAGGTAGGCGGCCCGCCAGTTGTCGCGGTCGGTGAGGGCGTCCTCGTGGGTCTTCCGCGGGACGAGCTTGCCGGTCAGGATGAACAGGACGACGAGCGTGAGGAGCGCGACGGCCCCCGCATCGGTCGGGTTGACGCCGAAGACCTCACTCACTGCGCCCTCTCCTATCTAAGACGTGCACGTTGTGGTCAGGCCGCTCTCATGACACTGGACTGTTCGAGCCTCAGCGCGGGGATCGGCGCGGTGACCTGCGGGCGGACGACGATCAGGGCGAGCGCGCCCTCGATGGCGGACATCCACAGAACCTGTTCGGTGGCGGTCATTTCGACGCCGAAGGCCAGGAAGAGGGCGATGCCGGCCTGTGCCAGGTTGACGAGCGCGGCGAATGCGGCGCCGGTCTTGAGGATGAACGCCTCGGCGACGGCGACGATGCAGAACAGCACCGCCATGATGGCGGCCTGCAGCTCGGCGGACACGTCCAGGCCGTAGGCGGCGCCGAGCTTAAGGGCGATCGCGATGACGGCAAGGACGGTCACCGGTTCTCTACCGAAGATCTTCATGGGCTACTCCTTGATGAGTGCGGCGGTGAGGCGTTCGATGGCGGCGGTGAGCCGGTCCAGGCGGGCCACGATGTCGTCGTGGTGCTTGTCGCCGTACTCCATGAAGTCCTGGGCGGCGATCCTGCGAGGCTTGCCCGCGCTGTCCTTGCGGAACTGGTTCTCGATCGGGTGCTCCCAGACCGCTGCTGCGATGTCCTTCGCGGACGGCATGTCGCCCTCCTCCTTCGGCGGTTCGGTGGCCGGCTTAGTCGGCGTCGCCGCGCTCCCCGGGCTCCAGTCAGCCGGATGCTTGAGACGTTCGGCGACACGCGCCCGGAAGACTGCCATGTCGAACGTGGGATCGATCTTGCGGCGGGTGCCTTCCTTGTGGCCGATGACCGAGTGCGCGGTCCAGCCGTGCAGTCGGCAGATGGCCGCCGCCCACCGGACCGCTTGGTCGTACTGCGCTTCGGGGTAGGGGTCCGTGCCGTTGCCGAGGTTCTCGATCTCGATGCCGTAGTAGTGCCTGTTGCCGTCGATCGGCTCCGCAGCGTCGGGCCGCGGGTGAATGGCGGCTTCGGCGACGACGGCGTTGTGCGCGTTCGCGGCGAACGTGCCGGCGTGGTTGGCGCGGCCGTAGCCGACGAGTGTGGCCACCCCTGCCTTGGACAGGTGGGTGTGGCAGAGCGGGCCCGGCAGGTCGGCGGTGCCCTCGATGCACAAGCGGAGGCTGTCTCGTCCGGCGGTGTGGTGGATGACGATGCCGTTGACCGGGCCCCACGGTCCCTTGTGGTTGCGGTTACGGGAGCGCCAGCCGGGCGACTCAGCGGTGCGCACTCCTTCGGCTCTGAGGGCGGCGTAGTAGCGGTCCGGTGAAGGTGGCGTAGCCAAGGCGGGCCCCTTTCTGAGCGAGACCCCAGTCCGGGGCGCGGGCGAGGGCTAGAAGGTGGTGCGGAGGAACGTGACGTGGAGGCGGAGGCTGGTGCCGGAGTCGATGCCGCCGCTGGCGGTGCGGAGGGTGACGATGCCGTCGGTGCCGATGACGAATCCGCCGTGGGAGACGGCGTTGTCCCAGCAGCCGGTGATGGTGCCGTGGGTGGGCCGCCAGCTCGACGGCACGGTCGCGCAGGTGATGTCGGTGATGTTGCCGCTGGAGTTGGCGTTGATGTCGGCGCCGGTGCGGGTCAGGTGCAGGTCGATCGACGTGACGCGGCCTTGCCGATGCCCGAAGAAGTCGATCACCGAGAAGCCGCTGTGCGCGGACAGCCCTGTGGTGCCGGTGACGAGCGTCGGCTCCGGCGTCACCCAGTCTGACCCGTTGTAGATCTCGAAGCGGTTGGCGTCCTTCAGCCAGGTCGGCATGCCCTCTTCGGGGTCGTCGAGGGTGGCGCCGCGCTGTGAGGCCGAGTTGAAGCGCATCACGGACCGCTGGGCGATGGCGTTGGCGATGTCTCTGGCGAGTTTGCTGGCGTCCGGGGCGTCCGTCAGAGACGCGATGTTCACGCCCTGCCCGTAGTCATCCAGATCGGGCACGCGCCCCTCCTAGATCGTGTAGGTGATGCCGTCGAGAGCGACCCAGGACGGCAGGTTGGAGGACTGGTAGGTACGCACCGCGCCGGTCAGGGTGATCTCCACGCGGATCGTTGCTGGCACGACGGCCGCGTCCCGAGCCACAGCCCACGCGACTACTACGTCGGGGCGAATCGCCGCAGGGAGGGTGAGGATCGTCTCGCCGTCCGCGATCGTCCCGGACGTGGGCCCGACCCTGCCGCGCAGCCAGATCCGGCGGCCCTCACGCATGTAGGCAGCCGTCCACCCGTGGCCCGGGTTCGTCATGCCGGCGGCGAGCGTGAGCGGCGTCCAGTCCTGGAAGGCGCCGGCCGTGCGGCCCCAAGCGAGCCAGTTCCCGCTGCTGGACTGGGTGATGTAGATGAGGTCGCCGACCGCGGGCTGGCTGTAGGTCTCCATGCAGCGGATGTCCTCGAGCCCGTCCGCGTCGACAGTCCCGTCCGGGTTGACGGCGGTGACGACGGCGCCGGACCAGTCCGAGCCACGCACCGATGGGGACTGTTCGCCGACACGTTGGGCACGGCGGGCGATCGCCGCGGCGAGCTCCCGCTTGGTGGCGTTGCCCGGTTTCACGCGTCCTCCTTCGCCGAGATCGTGCTGATCGGGAAGTCGCCGCCCAGGTCCAGCGGCACGGAAAAGGAAGCGACCTGGTGGAGCTCTCGGGAGCCGTCCTCGTGCATCACCCGCAGCACGTCCCCCGGCTCGAGCGCCGGGTTCGGCAGGGAGGAGATGTCGCCCGAGGCGTTCGGGGCGCGGGCTTCGGCGAGCTTCAGGCGGGCGGCGTTCTGGCAGGCGGCCGTCGTCGTCAGCGTCGAAGAGGAGTAGAAGAGGGGGCGGCGACCGTAGGGGCCGCTCCAGTACGTCGGGGAGTTCGGGTCGTTGTCCACGACGAGCGCCGAGACCGGCGGGACGTTCTCCGAGCTGTTCTCCCCGCGGGCGAGGACGCCGTTGTAGACGCCGTCGCTGGTCATGCCGCGGGTGCCGGAGATGTAGACGCCGCCCTCGGTCGCCTCGACTGCCCACACCGGCTCCACAGTGGTGAGGTCGGGCAGCGTGGATATGACGAACTCACCGTCAGCGTTGGCATACACCTCCGCACCGGCGGCGGCGGCGATCTCCTGACAGCCGGCCCACGGGTCAGCTTCGATGTCGAACCAGCGGCTCCCGATCGCCGTGTCGGTGATGAGGCTGATGATCGTGGCGTCGAGGAGGGTCCGCCGGATCAGGCTGGTGATCGCGGTGACGACCGTGCCGGACGCCCGGTAGCGGGTGATGAACTTGTCGTCGGCGATGACCGCAGACAGGTCTTTGCCTTGGAGGTTGACCGGGCCTTCGGAGACGTCTCCGTCGACGCTGTCGAGGCGGAACAGGCCGAGCGGCACCAGCTCCTGCGTGCCGTCGCCGTACTCGACGCCGCGGGAGATCCGCAGCCGGGACCCGTACACGGCGAGCTGATCCGTCGGGGTGCGCGGGATCAGTGCCGGGTCGGGGCAGGTGACGGTGCAGGTGCGGCGGATCGCCTGCGACCGGTCCACCGTCACCGACCCGCCCGTGTGAGGCAGGTCGATGACGCGGCCGTCCGTGAGGAAAAGTTGCACCTGCGTGACCGGGGTGTGGGATTCGGCGAGCCGTGCCAGGAACCGCTCCGAGACGGGGTACACGATCACCCCCGTCGGCGGTTGAGGAGGAGGTCTTCCCAGGTGTCGAAGGCGTCCCGGACGTCTTCCCACGTGGCGAACTCGGTGAGGATGTCCTGCCAGGTCCGGCCGGCGGCGCCGTTGATGCCGGTGGTCACGGGCATGTCCTGCTCGACCAGCGGCAGCGTCCACGCCCGCCACTGCTCCTGAGCGAGCCGCCCGACCCGGTTCTCGTTGATCTGGGCGACGGACACGTACATGTCGTCGACGCCCATCCCGGGCGCGGCCTGCCACAGCAGGACGTTGCCGGAGTCGAGGAGGTTGTGCAGGCGCTGGCGTTCCTCGTCGCTCCTCGTCCAGATGGCGAGGTCCCCCTCGAGGCCCTGCCGCCGCCCGGACAGCACGACCTTGTTGCGTCGGCCTCGGACCACGACGCTCGCCTGCTCGATGGGCCGCTGCCAGTCTGGGGCTTCCGCCACTAGCACCCGCAGGTTGCGCTGCGGATTACCTGGGTCCTTCAGCCACGCGCTGTTGATGTCGGCCAGGGTCAGGGTCACAGAGTCCGACGAGCGGGTCGCGGCCGGCGCGCCCGGCACGCTGCGGATCTCGATCCGGTACGACACCGGCACCCCGAACGGCGCCTCATGGTCCTCGACGATCAGCAGGTCCGACGTGATCGGCGTCTGATCGAGGAGACCGCCAGTACCGCGGACCAGGGTGCGGGATCCGGTCCCGCCCACCCGATACACGGTCAACACGGAGTCCACGGGCAGGTCCCGCAGCGTCAGCGTGATGTAGCCGGCGTCCGAGTCCGCGGCGACGGCAGTCAGCGGCAGCACCTGCCACAGCGCGACCACGTCCATGTGCAGGACGCTGCCCGTCGCGGAGGCGGTGGCGACCACCTCGATCGCCGCCTGCGTCGCCCCCGCAGGCGCGATCGCATCGGAGGCGAGGGCGTACCACGAGGTGCCCGGCAGGCTGTACGTCGTCCCTGCGGAGGCGCCCAGATCGGTGCCGGTCGCGTCGTACCAGCGGACCCGCACCGTCGCCGTCGACCACGCGCCGGCCGCAGGATGGGCGTGGATCTGCACCCGCCAGTTGAGGCCCTCCGTCACCGGGTACTTCGCGGACCGCAGAGTCGAGGCGGTCGCGGTGGCCGAGGAGATGGCCAGCGAGTAGGCGCCTTCCAGTGACGACAGGCCCCACGGCGTGGTGCGGGCGATCGTCGCCGCTCCGGCCACGACGGTCCAGCCCACGGCCCCCTGCTCAAAGCTGCCGTCCGCATACGGGACGACGGTGCCGGTCTGCAGCGCGGGGGCCGCCACGATGGCGACGGTCTCCAGGCGCAGCACCTGCCCGGCAGACGCCCCGTCCAGGCCAGCCGCCAGCGAGCAGGTCGCGGCGTTGATAGGGGCGACGGCGGATACCCGCTGCCGGTACATGCCCGACGCCGGAGTCGGTGGCGCCAGCGTGGACCGGGTGGCCTGGATCTGGTTTCCGACGCTGTCGTAGAAGCGGAGCTCTATCCACGCCTGTGACGTGATGACCGGCGGCTGCAGGTAGGCGTAAGCCAGATACTCCTGGCCCGGGGTGACCGTCGGCCGATCCACCGCAAGGATAGATGCGTTGCCCGCGGCGACCGCAGCCATCGACAGGGCTTGCCCGCCCGCCGTGTAGTTGGTCGCCGACCACGCGATGACCGGCACCTGTCGGGAGATCGTCGCGTTGACGACCGCCGCCCAGCCGGACGCGTCGACCTCGGAGCTCTCCGTGTTGAACGGGAGCAAGTTGCCGAGCACCCGGATAGGCGCCCCGAGGTAAATGTTCTCCCAGAAGTGGGAGACAGACCCTGCGGTCTCCGTCGACGACAGCAGCACCTGCGCCTGCGTTGCGCCCGCTGGGGCAGCGCCCGCCACCGACACGCGATGCCAGCCCGACGAGGCGGCCATCGTCGTCAGCGACCAGGTGACGCTGACCTCGCTGCCGTTCCACGACAGCCAGCGGATCCCGATCCGCTCCGGCACCGCACCCGCCGTGTCCGCGAACGCGTAGTACACGGTGCCCGCCGCAACGGGATACGAGGAGACGGTGCGGGCCTGCATCTCCCCCGCCGCCACCGACCGCACCGACAGGCAGCCATCCCCGCCGACGCGGCCACCCGTGCCCTTGCTGATCGTGCAGTTCAGCTTGCTGGTCCAGCCCGACGTGTTCGGGTCGATGGTCTCCGTCGTCGGGGAGAGGAGGTTCCCGGGAATCGGCATGAGAACCTCCTCAGCCCGCGTTGAGTACCTGAATCAGTTCGCCCTGTGCCGTGCGCACCTCGGCCCGTGCGATGTCGGTGATCTGCTGGTCACCGACGTACACCGACACCTGCAAGTCGCCCAACTGCCCACCACCACGGGCGAGCGCGTTGAACTGGGCGCCGGTCAGCACGGGCTCCGGCCTCCCCGTCCCGTTGTAGGCGAGGTTGAAGCCGGGCTGGAGCATGCCGCCGTTGTCGTACTTGCCGGGCATGAACCCGTACCAGTCCGTGAACAGGCTGTCCTTGTAGCCGCGGGCCCGGGACCCGACGACCACACCGTCGCCGCCCCGGCTCTCGACGTTGGTCTTGCCGAGGGTGCCCGCAGTGTGGCCGACGCCCGCATTCGTAATACCGATCTTGAACGCGGAGTTGCCGTTCTTCACCCAGCCAGGCGGAGCCGTCCGACCGGAGAACGCCATCGTCGCCCACCTGCGGTGCGGCTTCTGACCTCTGATGACGGACTCGATGGCGCTCATGAAACCGGAGCAGTCCCAGCTAGGGTTGCCGTTACCCGCCCACTGGTAGGGCAGGCCAGCCTGCGTCCTCGCCCACTTCAGCGCTGCGGAGATCCGCGGCCCGCCGATGCCGCCAGCGCCACGCTTGTCGGCCTCCTTGCTGTAGCCGAACAGCGCGTCGATGATCCGCGTCGGGATGCGGCGGATCATCCGACCGAAGCCCGTGTCCATGCCCGGGAAGTTCTTCAGCAGCGGGTTGACGACGTTCTTCACACCCGCGCGGGCGGACGCTTCCAGGGTGTCACCGAGCCAGGAGGCACCCTCCTTGATCTTGTTCCAGGCGGCCGAACCAGCACCGACCGCATCCGACGCCCGGTCCTTGATCCAGCCGAAGATCCCGCCGTCCGCGAACCGCTGCACCGGGTAGATGCCGCCGCTGCTGTACCGCAGCGACGTGTCCGTCGGCGTGCGCGGGTTCCCGCCCAGCATCGGAGCCAAAGCCGCCTTGACGCCCTCGGTACCACGAGACCGGGCAACCGAGTTCATCGTGTTCACGAACCCGCTACCGACCGCGCGGGTGAACTCCGGCCGCATGATGGCCTCGCCGCCGGACAACTCCAGCCGGCCGCCGGTCGGAGACACGAACCGGTGGACGTCCTTACCCGGCGTGTAGCCAGGCATGATGCCGCCGGAGGCGAACTTGAACGCACCCAGCTTCGGGGCGCCGAACGCGCCCGCGACTTTGTTCCACACGCCGCGGATGCCGTTGTTGTAGACGACGTCCACGACGTACTGGACCGGCCGCTTTGAAACCGACTTGATCTTGTCCCAGGCGGATTTGATCCCGCCCACGGCGCTGTCGAAAGCACCCTTCAGGCTGCGGACGACCGACTTGAAGCGGTCGAAGATGGGCTTGATGCCGTTCTCCCAGGCGAACTTACCTGCGGAGACGATCCCGTCCCAGGCAGGCTTGATGGCTTCCTTCCACAGCCACTTGCCCCAGCGGCCGAGCTCCTTCAGCCCGTCCATGAAGGCGCGGAAGACCGGCCGGATGACCTTCTCCCACATCCACTTCGCACCGGACTGGATCCCCGCCCAGGCCGGTTTGATGGCGTTGTTCCACAGCCACTTCGCCTTGTCGCCGATCCACTGGAAGGCAGGCTTGAAGGCAGTGCTCCACAACCACAACGCTCCAGCGGCGATCGCATCGAATGCCGGCTTGAGCGCAGTGTTCCACAGCCACTTGCCGAACCAGCCGACCAGTTTGATCGCCGCGACGATCGGCAGCAGTACCGCTGTCACCAGCACCGTCAGCAGGATCCGCCCGACAAAGACGATCCCGTCAAATGCGGGCTTGATGGCCGTTTTCCACAGCCACAGCGCCCACCCACCGACCGTCTTCAGGCCCGCCATGATCCCGTTGAAGGCCGGCTTGAGGACGGAGTTCCACAGGAACAGCGCCCCCACCTTGATTCCGTCCCACACGGCCTGAACGCCCGCCCGGAACCAGCCGAAGCGGTTGTAGGCGTAGATGACTACGGCGATGATCGCCAGGATCGCCATGCCGAGCAGTACGAAGGGGTTTGCGGTCATCACGAAATTGAGGGCCGCCATCGCGAGCGTCCACAGCTTCGTCGCGATGACGATCCCGTAGAGCAGCATGATGTACCACGGCGCCTTTTCCGCGACGACCGCGATGAACTCCGCTACCCCGCCAATCAGCTTCAGCAGCGGACCGGAGATCGGCGACAGCGCCTGCCCGACGTTCATGAACGCCGACCCGATCTGCCGGAAGGTGTCCGCCAGGATCGGCCCGTGCTCCGACGCATACGACAGGAAACGCTCGAACTCCGGCGACCCCTTAAGGCTCGTACCCCAGTTCGCGAACCGGCCGGTGATGGTCTGCATCCGCGAGGAAATCGAATCCATGCGCGGGAAGAAGGCCTGCAGCACGCCAGCCATGCCCTTGAACACGTTCCCGAAGGAAACACCCAAGCCGGTGATCGCTGGCTTGATGGAACCCTCGAGGTCTGCCTTGAACTCCTTCCACCACGGCGACTTGAACCCACGCGATGCTCGGTCCTGCAAACCACTGATCGCGTCCGCAGCCTCCAGCACGAACGGTGTCAACCCCGGCAGACTGTTCTTCAAGCCGTTCAGGGCACGAGTGAAGATCGGCATGACGGCGGGCTGCAGACTTTTCGACCACGCAGAGAACGCGGACCGCAGGTCGAGGAACGCCTCGAACGTCTCCCGCGCGGCCGGCGACAGCTTTGCCAGCTCCGCCTGGTACTTGGCCTGCGCGATGGCAGCCTGATCCACGCCCCCGGCCGCCGAAAGCGACGCGGAGGCAATCTGACGCTGAGCCGAGGCGATCGAATCCGCAGCCGACTGCTGCGCGGCAGCAAGCTGCTCCTGCGCGCGGGCAACCGACCGGGCGCCGTCCTCCTGCGTGCGGGTGACGTTCCGCTGCGCCTCGGCGACCCGCTGCTGAGCCTCAGCGATGTCCTGCTGGCCCTGTACCGCCTGCCGGGCCGCGTCCGCACGCGCCTTCGCCAGCGTTTCCTGCTGCTTCGTGACACCGAGTTCGGCCTGCCGCAGCCGCTCCTGCGCATCCAGGACGATGTCGGAGCCCTCAACGCCGGCCTTGTCCGCCTTCTTCTTCTCCGCAGACAGTTCCTTCGTCTCGGCCCGCTGATCCTGAAGTCGCTGCACCGCCTGGTCGAGCGCAAGCTGTGCCCGCTGCTGCTCCAGGTAGGAGGCTTTCGAGCCCGCCCGCTGTACAGCACGCAGCCGGTCCCGGGCCTCCTGCACCTGCAGAACCGCGTCCCGCTCGGACAGCTGAGCGTTCGCGAGCCGCGACTCCAGATCCTGCAGCTGCTGGGCGGCATCCGCCCGCGCCTGGGTCAGATCCTCCTGAGCCTGCCGTGCGTTGCGCTGTGCGTCCGCGAGGGACTCCTCGGCGCTGCGGACCTGTTCGGCGGCCTGCCGCTGCCGGTCCGCGGCCTGCTGCACCGCATCTGCCAACCCGCGGCGAGCCGTCTTGACCTGCTCGGCGGCCCGCTCGTTCGCCTCCGCCGCGTTACGGGCCGCGTCCGCGACACCCTGCTCAGCCTGCCGGATCTGCCGCGCGGCATTCCGGTGAGCCGACGCCAGCGACTGCTGCGCCGACGCCATCTGCAGCGACCGCTGCGCCGCCTGAGACGACGCCTGCCCGCCCTTCAACGTGGCATTGGTGGCAGCATCCTGGGCAGCCTTCTGCGCCTGCATGACCTTGCCCATCTGCACAAACGCCGGCACAGCCACCAGAGCAATCGAACCCACACCGACAGCCGCCGCCGTCGCCGCAGCTGCAATAGCGCCCAGACCCGCAGCCGCCACAGGAAGGATCGGCAAAAGCGCAGGCCCGAGAGCGACAGCCGCGAACGCCAGATTGCCCAGCGCCACCTGCGCCACACCCGTGTCGATGTCGACACGCACCCGACGGCCATCCAGTCGACCGACCTGCGCCTGGAACGCCGCAAGCTGCGCCGCGGCAGCACCCGCGTCTACCCGCACCGCGACATCCGCGTCCGACGCGGACAGACGCTGCAGACGCGTCTGCACCTCTTCGAGACGAGCCATCGCCGTGGCCGCATCGATGTCGATGCCGATACGGGCGTCCGTCAAAGCCGTGAGCTGCGCCCGCAGCCGGGCCACCTCGACCTGCGCCGGATTGGTGTCCGCCGTGATGTTGACGTTCGGTAGGGACGCCTCAGCCTGCTGCACCGCAGCCCGAAGCCGGGTGCCAAGCGTGCCGTCCGTCTCCACACGGATACGCAGCGGGTCCCGGTCGACCTCGTCGATCTGCTGCTGCAGCAACTGCAGCTGCGCGATCGCTGCCGCAGTATCCGCGCGGACGGCGACGTTGGGGTGGGCGGCACCGATACGGCGCAGCCGCTCCTCAATGTCCGCAGCCTCCGCCCGCGCGGTCGCCGCATCAATGTCGATCCCGACCGTCTTCCCGGCCAGCGTCTCCAGCCGAGCCCGCAGCCGGGCGAGGTCGGCGTCGATACCCGTGTCAGACAGCCGTACATCGAGCTTCGGCATGCTGCGGAACGCGGCCTGCAGTCGGGCTCGAAGCGACCGGGCAAACGCCCCGCCCGTCTCCTCACCCTGCCGGGTCGCCGCAGGACGAGCAGCCCGCCCGCCCTGCGTAACGCCATCCCGCAGCGAGTCCCGGATCTGGGCGACGATCCGAGCAGCAATCTGCTCACCGATCTGCTCACCGATCCGGCTTCCAACTGTGTCGCCGATCGCGGTTTGCATGGCAGGGCCGAACGCCTTGCCGGCGGCCTCACCCGCGTCCTTGCCCGCATCGGTAGCCGCTGGTACGAGCTCTTCCTTGAGCTTTGCGTATATGCCCTTCGCGTTGGGGACGACATCGACTTCGACGGAGCCGACGGAGATAGCAGGCACCAGGAGCCTCCTCCCAGCGCCCCTATGCGGCGCCTCCTTGCAGCAGCTTCAACAGCCTGTCGGCGCTCTTCTCGGTGAGCTGCGCCTTCTTCCTCCGCGGTCCAGCCCCGGGCCGGCGCATCGGCTCAGGCGGATCCGGGCGCTGCGATTTCTTCTCCGTGTTGACGCAGATCAGCACCCACTCCAGGCGGCGGATCGCGTCCACTGCCGCCGCGAGGAGTTGTTCCTGCTGCGACCAGCGGCCCTTCTCCGGCTCGCCCCGTTCCGCCTGCGCTGCAAGCTCGGCGGGGTCCATCGCGTTTCTCAGCGCGGTCCACGTGGCCGACTCAGGCGGCAGATGCTGGATGAGGACCCTCAGGCGCCGCCACGACATCGCGCCGCGGTGCACGTCGAGGAGATCGACGCCGTTGTAGTAGCGCAGCAGGTCGGCCTCTACCGCCTCCGCGTGCGCCTCGACGACCCTGCGGGTCCACGCGAGTTTCCCAGGCTCTCACCGACCCGGGACGCCGCCTCCTCCACGAACTGCATGAACTCGACGATCGTCGGATCGGCCTCGAGGTAGTAGTCGTAGTCCTCCGGGGCGAAGACCTTCTCCGCGAAGCCGTCGAAGTTGCCCTGGTTGAGCATGCGCTGCCACGAGGACCGCCACGCCGACGGCGGGATGATCTGCACCTCCTCGCCGCACAGTTCAGCGGTGACGTAGTGGCCCTCCGCTTCGATCTCCTGCGCGTCCGCGGCCGACACCTCCGTCTCCTCGACGTCGGGCTCGACGTCCGGCTCCACCCGCCGGGGGGTGGCGGGACGGGACGCGGCTCGGGCCGCGGTGCGCGGCTTCCTGCTCGTGCTGGTGGTGTTGCGCGTAGTGGCCACGGCGCGGGCTCCTCACTCTCAAGGCGCGGGCAAAGGTAGAGGTGGACGGGCCGGGCCCGCGCCAACGGTGGCGCCCCAGCAGGGACGCCTACGGCCCGTCCACCCGTCTCAGGACCCCGTGTAGTCGGCGGTCTCCGGCACCCTGTCGAAGTGGTAGACGGTGAAGCCGGCGGAGTCGGGGTAGGCGGTGATCGTCCACTCGTAGCCCGCGACTTCGTCTTGCTTGTGGGACACGTCGGACCGCTCGGTGATCTCCCCCTCGGGCACGTAGAAGCCGCGCTGGAAGTTGTCGCCGTCGAGGACGACGAACCAGAACGCCCGCCGGTCCGGCGCCGGGCTGGCGGTCTCCGCGAACGTCGTCAGGCCGCCCGTCGGCGCCAGGTCCGCGGTGTCGAGGCGATACTGCAGCGACTGCACGGTCGTGCGGCCGGTCTCCCACACCGTCAGCCCGAACGTCCGCAGCGAGCTGGTGATGGTGGTGCGGATCGGGGCCGTGAACCCCCACGGCCTGAACGACTCGGAGTCCTCGTCGAACCCCTGCACGAGGCCGTCGTCCGAGATGGCGCCCAGCGGCTGCCACGGCGACAGCGGCTGGATCGCCGGGTCTCCCGGCGACGTGGTGCCCAGGGGCGCGGTCCATCCGCCGCCGTTCGCGCCGACCTCGAGGAGGTCCGCGGCGCGGGTGATGTTGACCATGATGTCTCCAGACATGCGTGAAGCCCGCGCACGGGCGGGAACTGACAGGGCCTGGCGCGGGCCGAACAGCCGGTCAGGAGACCGGGTGACAGAAGATCTCGTAGGTGGCGCCCACCCTGCGGAGGGCGGTGTTCTCGTATGGGCGGATCGCAGGCAGGGTGACGACGTCAGCCCGGCCGATGGCCATCGTGTCGGTAGTCGATCCGCGAAGCTCCCGCTCCACCCATGCGACGACCTCGCGAGCGAGGTCGAACGCTTCCGCGCGGGTGGCCGCGTACACGTCGATGTCGACGAGCATCCGGGCCAAGCGGCCAGCGGAAATGCCCCCGCCGGGAATCTGCGTGATCTGGATCGTCGGCAGCTCGTTCAGCAGGTTGTTGTCGAGTTCATCCCGGGCCACAGCGTTCGGCCAGCGGGCCTGAGCGCGCGGAATCAGCTCGCCCTCGATGTCGACGAGGACGGTCACTGGTTCCGCCCGCCGACCTGAGCAGCCCGCAGCAGGACATGGTGGGCGTGGACCTTCTCGGTGCCGTACTCCACCCAGCGGGCGTAGTACGCCGTGTTCCGGACGTAGCCCACCGCGCGGTCACGGCGGCGACCGCCCCGGGCGGTACTGTCCGTCTCCCACGATTCCTTGTAGTGGCCAGGGTGCGGACTGCGCGGGTCGACCGGGGACAGGCCGACCGCGACGCCCTTGATGACCTCGGCGCGGCGCAGCATCTCCGCCTGCATCCCCGGCATCCGCAGCATCTGGCCGACGCCTTTGCGTTTCACCTTGAACCTGGCAGTCACAGCCACCTCCTTACAGATCAGCCGGTGACGCGGTCGGCAGCAAACTGGATCGGGCCACGGGTTCCGGTGAACGGTGAGCGGCCCCAGTCGCCGGGCTCGCCTGTGATCTCACAGGTGACGCCTCGGATCACGGCCTTATCGGTGGTGCGCAGCGGCATCCGCGGATGATCTGGCGGGGCGTAGACGGTCCAGCCGACGATTACCGTGTCCCTCTCCTGCTGATCAGAGCCACCCACCTGGGGCGACTGCTGTCGCGGCGTCACCACACATCCGGGAAGGTCGAAAGACTCGTCCGGCCCCGGCAGTGGCTGCCCGCGCGGATCCCGGCCGGGCGAAGGGCCGGTGCGCAGGATCCGCACCGTCTCCCCGAACGGGTACGGGGCAGGCATCAGTACCCCCAGCCGGGCTCGAACTCGTCCGCGAAGCCGGCATCGTCGATCGGCCACGTCGGCGACGGATCCGCCGTCGTGGGGGTCGGGTCGACGATGAAGGCTCCGCCGCGGCCCGCGAGGGACTTCAGCGCGCTCTTGTCGGACTTCGTCAGGTACAGGCCGCCAGAACCCTGAGGGCGCTGCACCGACATCGGGCCGATCGTCTCGTAAGACACCTGCTGCGGATTCACATACGCCCGGCCAGCCACCGACAAGACGACCGCCTCCGCGCCCTCCGGGAGCGGCTTGACGATCGTCTGACACAGGCTGGTCGCCGTGGCGATCAGCAGATCGGCGCGAGCCCCGTCGATCTCAGAAAGCCCCAGGTACAGGCCGAGCTGCTCGGCGGTAGGAGGAACGAATGCCACGGCTCCTCCTATCCGGCTACGGACTCCACAGCGCTGCACCAGGCCGCCAGGTCGGCGGCCGGGTCGAGCTCGACGCTGCGGGCCTTCGCACGCTTCGACGCCAGCCTGTACTCCGCGGGCGTCAGCAGCTTCCGCAGGACCGCCTCGTACCCATCGATGTCATTGCGGTCGACGAAGATGCCCGCCTCGCCCAGGGACTCGCACAAGCCGGGCGTCGGGTGGGCTAGGACCGGGATGCCGCTGGCCAGCGCCTCGGCGCCGGCCCGGCCCCACGACTCGTAGGACGACGGCATGAGGAGCACCCGCGTGCGGGCGTACACCCGCTCGCGCATGTCCTCGCCACGGACGTGCTCGACGACCTCGACGTTCGGCAGGTCCGGGAGGACCTGCTCGCCGTAGGCGCCCTTCACCGCGAGGAACTGCTGGTCCGGCATCCGTTCGGCGAGGGCCTTGAGAACCTTGCCGCCCTTCTCCGGGTTGCAGTTGACCAGCGTGATCGCCTTGCCGGGTTTCGTCGCGTACTCGTCGGCGAACACCGGCGGACGCACGATCAGCGACTTCGCGGGGCGGATGGCCTTCGGGTACTCGGCGAAGAAGAGCTCCGCCTCCCGCTCCATCCACTGGCTGTTGTACACCGCAAGCGCGGTCCCGCCAGTGCCCATGTCCCGGAACGTCGGCCGGTGGGTGTTGTGGCACAGCACGATCAGCGGCTTGCCGTATCCGCGGGCCAGCGACGCTGTAGACGGCACCGTCTCCAGATGAGCCAGCAGCACATCCGCCCGCCGGACAGCCGACGGGAAGTCCAGCCGGGAAGCCAGCGGCACCACACGGATGCCGCGGTACTCGTACTCCCGGCTGGTCTTCCCATAGCGGGACAGCCACACCTGCACGTCGTGCCCGCGCTCCACCAGAGGCCGCAGCATCGACACGAGCATGTGCTCGGCGCCCGCATTGTGCTCCGGCGGCATGGCATGGACGCGGGCCACGACCTTCAGGGGCTTGGCTGCCCCGCCCGGCGCGGAAGCCGGGACAGCCGACCCCATCAGGAACCGCTCGGCGTGCCGGTGAACTTCACGAACGCGTCGACGTCGCCCATGACGAAGCCGTAGTACGCCTCCGCCAAGATCAACACCAAATTCTCCTGGAAGGCCGAGTGCACGCCGCCGTCCTCGTCGACGTAGGTCGCCTGGTCGGACACCCGGATTGTGATGTCCATGCCCACGCCATACGCCGCCTGGGACCAGTCCCCGCCGATTGCCCGCAGCCCCGTGTCCGTCGACGCCGACTGCCGGCGCTGCTTACCCGACACGCTGCGGGAGTACGCCAGCGGCTCACCGATCAGCGTGCCCGCCGCCGCCATGTCCGTCCCCGGCGTCTGCGTGTCCACCAGGATCGGCCGCCCCGTCGTGTCCGTCGCCAGCAGCAGCTGCGGCTTCAGCCGGTGGTCCGCGACCGTGCCGGTGTAGTCCCAGTCGCCGTCGATGACCTCGCTCATGCCGGTCACGAAGTCGGCCCAGATCCCGCCGTTCGCCTGCGTCGCCGTCCCCAGCGCCACCGAGTTGCTGGTGGCGGCGAGGTACTCGGTGAACGGGCCCGCCGCGCCCTTCATGGTCTTGCCGTGGATCGCCGCGTGGTCGAAGGCCCGCGCGAACGCCGTCGGCAGATCCTTCTGCAGCTGGTCGTAGAGGCCGGCCGTGTTCGTGCGGGCCACCTCCATCGCGACCGGGATGAGCACGGCCAGCTTCTTGGCCTGCATCTGCTTGACGTCGATGCCGCCCGTCGACAGCGGCTTCTTCGCCGCCTGCCCGACCCAGTCCGCGGTCGGCACGTCCATCGGGATCGGCACGCTCGTGGTGGCGTCCAGCGACAGCGGCGCCCGCCGCGCCAGCGCCATCACCGCGGACTGCTCCTGCGACTTGTCGAAGATCGGAGCGGTGATCGTCCGCGGGAGCAGTTCGCCCGGGACATTGCTCGAAGTGATGGGGGCCGTAGCCATGATTCCTTCTCTCAGCGGCTAGGAAGCCGCGAACTCAGCCACCCGGCGAACTCGTCGCGCGGGTTGGGGGCCTGCTTCTTGTTGGCGCCGGACGCCTGGGTGCGGTCCGGTGCGGGACGCCGCGGGCCCTCCTGGGGCTGGGTCTTCGCCCAGTGCGGCTTGCGCTCCAAGAGCGCGTCGAGGTCCGCCTTGATGGCCGCCTCGTCGATGTCGCCGTCAGAGTCGATGTACGAGTCGAGATCCAGCGCGCCGACCGCATCCTCCGGGTCGGCGAACGACGTCATCGCCAGCGCCTGCACCTGCGTGCGCACCAGCCGCTGACGCGTCCTCGCGACCTGCTCCTGAGCGCGCTGCAGCTGCTCGTTGAGACGCTCGGACTCCGACTTCTCGGCGTCCTTGATGCGCTGCAGCTCGGCAGCCGCCGGCTCCAGCTCCTTCAGACGCTTACGGAGGTTCGCGGCCTCGCTGTTCTTCTTCCGCAGTTCGGCCTCAAACTTCTTCCGGTCGAACGGCTCCTCCTGCTTGCCAGCCTCCGCCTCCTGGGCGTCGTCCCGCTGCTCGGTGCCGCTCTCCTCGGTCGCCGTCTCCTCGACGGTTCCCTCGGCGCCGGTGTCTCGCTGCTCGATCGTCTCGGTCTCTTCGGGCATGACGAATCGGCCCTCCAGGGGCTGTAGAAATGAGGAAGGCCGCCACCAGGGCGACCAGGGTCAGAACGCTCCAGGGAGCGGGTTCGAATCGTGCTCCGCCAGAGCCCGCCGGAAGCGAGCCAACTGGCTACCGGAATGGCCGGCGGCGTACTCCTCGTACAGCCGCGCCCACTCACGGGCCTGCGGGGACGGCTCGAACCGCTGCCCCCGGAAGACCGGGATGACGCCGCAGTGGCAGCCGTCGTGCGCCTGGAAACGCGCCGTGTCCTGAGCGAACACAGCCCCCCTGCTGGCAATGAGCTTGCAGAAGGCGCAAGCGCCCAGAGCGGCGGAGCGAGCCCACGCCGTCGCCTGCGAGTCTTGCCGGACAGCCTCGAGTACCGTGGCTCGGCCCGTGTCGGCAACCAGTTTCTGCGCGACCATCTCGGCCTTCTTCTCCGCCTGCTCCAACCGCGTGTCCAGCGGTTGAAGCTGCGCCTCGGTCGCCACCTCGGGGTCGCGCTCCCAGACGTCCTTGGCCGCCCACCGCAGACTCGCCTCGGTCTTCTCTGCTGGCGGCGGATCCGCGACAGGTACCGTGAACGACCCAGACACCTCGGCCACATCCCGCTGCGCGTCGTAAAACTCGGCACCCAACGCGGCCGACGTCTGCGCGTACTGGTCGACCACGACCTGCACCGCGGCGAACCAGTCCGGCATCGACGTCCGCAGCCGCGACGGAATGATCAACCGTCGGAGCCGGCGCACATCCCGCACCAGCAGACGAGACAACCCGATCTGGGCCGCCCGGTATCGGTCCGGGTCGCGGCCTCCGTCAGAGACCGTCGTCGCCACCCGACACCTCCGCCACATCCGGCAAAGCCGCGGCAGGCCGGTCGTCCAAAGCGGACAGCCGCTCCAGCAACCCGCCGCCAGCAGCGGCAGCAGCCGAACGACGCCGATCCACAGCGATCCGCTGCCGCTGCCCCTCGGTGAAGCCGGCCATCTCCAGCGTGACGTCGCTGTCGGCGGGAAGCACACCGGCCTGGACGAGCTTGACCGTCGCGTCCACCTGGGCCGCGACCGTCGGAGTCGCCGGGTTCCGCCACACCGTCTCGATACGGCGCGCCTTGTCCGGCGGCTCACCGTGCCGCACCCACAACGCGAGGCGCATCGCCTGCTGCCACGCCGCCCCGAACCTACGGATCCGCCGCTCCGACCGCTTCACCAACTTCGCCTCCGTGGACCGGATCGCATCCGCAGAGGCCGGGTTGTCAGTGGTGTAGCCGAGCATGTGCGGCGGCAGACCGAACTGCGACGACATGATCCGCGCATACAAGTCGATGATCTTCGTCATGCCTGTCGGATCATGAGCAGCGAACTGACCGACATTCGGGACGTTCCCGTCCTCGTCCCGCTCCAGGGCAAGCACCCGGCCGATGTACGTCTCCCACGCACTCTTGGCCGTGCCGTCCGCGTCCTGGAACGCCGACTCCGACGCCCCAAGGATGTACCGCTGCGGGGCGCCGAAGAACTCCGCAGCGACCTCCATGCCCATCAGACGCCGGCAGGCGGCGTCCGTGATCGACATGACCTCCGGGGTGATCTCGCTCTTGCCGACCCGGTCCGCGGTCCGCTGCCGGTTCGCCAACCTGACGACCGGCACGATCCCGAGACCGTGGATGTCGCGGTCGACGACTTCCCACCCGCCAGACTCCGACGGCACGCACATCACCGTCTGATCCGGCAGGTACAAGACCAGCATCCGCTCCTCGGGCCCCGCCTCGATGTAGCTGTCGGCCGCACACTCGCGCAGCGCCGCCGTCCCCATCCGCAGCCGGGCATCCCACATCAGGGTCATGTCCAGCGGCGACTCCACCGAGATCAGCGGCGGGCAGTCGCCCGTGCCGCAGTCCCCCGAGCCGACCGCCAGATACTCCCGGCCGTACACCAGCGCATCCAGGTGCGCGAGGCTGGACTCGTCGAACAAATCGTTCGCCTCGGCGATCTCCGCCAGCTCGCTCGAGTCCGAACCGTCCGCCCAGCGGAACGCCTCCAGATCGAGACGCTCCTCCAGCGACTCGACGCCCACCCGAGGCCAGCCGATCACCGTATGCAAGCCCTTGAGCTGCGGCGGAATGCTGATGCCGAGGTCACGGACGAGCTGCTCCCCGTTGAAATAGGCGTCCCGCAACTGCAGCGACCAGCGATCCCGCAGCATGTCCGCCCGCAACATGTTCACCAGCGCGAGCTCGTCATCCGACAGATACACCAGAGGCAGCTCAGGGATGGAAACGGTCACCGCAGCACCACCACCCGTCCCTTGCCCGTGGCTTTCTTCTTCGCCCGCTTCGGCGAGTTGAGGATCATGCGGCGCAACATCCGCGCCCCGACCATGCACACCGCCAAGTCGATCTTTCGAGCCGACTCACGGTGCTCCTTGCCGATCGTCACACCCCACCGGTTCGTCCGCCGTCGCGAATTGATCACATGAGTGCGGAGCACCTTGTGCCCGTCATGGATGAGCGTCCGCTCCAACACATCGGCGTGCGTGCGCTTCACCGCCTCCGTGAACTGCTCCTGATTGCGGGAGTCGCGCATATCCCAGCGCACCGCGTGCGCCTTCGGACCCGACAGCACCGACCGGAGGACCAGCTTCGACCCCCAGGTCTGCCCCCACAGGTCGATGTAGGAGTCCCAGTACATCTCGCCGTCGTCGTCCTGCCCGGAACCCGGGTCCGCGAAGAACGCCAACACCTTGAACCGGGCAAACGCGTTCTCCACCACGCCGTGCACCTCGTCCCGCGGCACCTGGTAGGGCACGAAACCCGGAGTGTTCGGCGCCGGCCAGTTCGCCGGCTTCTGCCAAACACCGAGCGCGGTCACGAGACCGTCCGACATGCGACAGACGCACAAGCCTGTCGCATCGTCACTCTTGGAACCGTCGAAGAACAGGACGACCTCGTCACCGTCCTCAAAGCGCAGATCCTCGCGCTTGCAGGCATCCCACTCGTAGCGGGCCATCCACGCGTCCTCAGCGGCGACAATCTGGTTGTACCAAAACCGCCGCGACCTGGACGGAGGGTTCCGCGGGTCCAGGATCGACGCCTTCAACCGGCCGATGTCCAGCCACGTCGAATCCCCACGCACCGCCCGCAGCGTCGGCTCGATCCACGCCTCCGTCAACTTCGCCTCAGGCGGAGCCTCCAACGAGTCATAGAACAGCCCCGTGTCAGCGGCCCGGCCGGCTTCCGCAGCCTCGTAGGCGTCCCGAGTGCGCTCCGCAACCGAGTCCTCACCCGGCTCAAACGCATTCGTGTCCGCCAACGTCCGAGACTGCCCGTCCGCCGACTTAGTCGCGTTCCGCTCGATCACGGCCGCCATCTCGTGGCCCGAGTTCGACTCCAGCCAGTGATGCGTCTCCCCCATGTAGGTGGCCGTCGGTCGCCCACCTTCGAGGGCCCGCGGCGACGAGGTCACCGCTTCGATCCGGGCCCGCCCCTTGTCGGCATAGATGATCTCCTTGCCGAGGTCGATGCGGTACTCCTCGATCGCCCGCTTCGAGAACAAGCCCGGGAACAGGGTCATCGTGTTCCGCGTCTGGTCCTGGCTGACGGCCGCCATCTGCACCCATGCCGCAGGATGCTGCATCCCAAGCGGCTGCCCCGCCGGAATACCCCACTCGTTGTCCTCGTCGGCGACCTCAGCGAACCGGCATGGACCGACGAACTCGAACCCCGCCCACGTCGCCTTCAGCGGGTCCTTCCCATGGCCCTTCAGCCTCTGGATCACGCCGTCGCGGTACAGAAACCGGTTCGTCTCCGGATCCATGGCGTACCACCACAGGGTCAGGCGAGCCTGCTCGGGCGTGTACTGCCACGCCTTCCCGACGTAGTGCTGCAGATACGTCTTAGTCCAGGCCAGACACTGCCAACCCAGCGTGTACTCCGGCAAGATGAACTTGCCGTCCGGGCCGCGCTTCCACGTCGGCCCGAGGGTGAAAGGCTCGACGACGTCCGGGACCTGCCCGTCAGCCTCCGGCGATGTCACGGTAGGAATCCAACGGGCTCACCGACGCCAACTTCGTCCCGGCCGGCTTCTTCCGCTCCAGCTCCATGCGAGCCCGGCGGCGGTCGCCCTCAGTCGTCAGCAGCGACGACATTACCGAGTTCAACGCCGCCACCAGCTGGCCGTTCGGCCCGCGCTCCGACAGCAGCACCTTCGACATCAGGTCGGCGGCATACCGGGCCACCGCCCAGTCCGACGGCTGATAGAAAGCGGCCTGGCCCGACTCGCGCAGCGACAAGTACCAGTCCGTCGCGATCGGGTGCCACAGCGGGTCTGCGTCGGGCAGATCCGGTAGATCGATGGGTGCCCCTGAGGCAGCCTTCGTGATCGAGTTCTTCTCTTCCTTCGAGCGATGGCCCATGCGCTCCTCGGAGCGCTTTCCGATAGGACCACGTGCACCCATGTCGACCTCCAGGGTCTCGGCCGGTGCGGAGAAGGTGCCACCGGGGCACCGTCGTGATCATGGTTTGGCCTGCCTCCAGGGCGCGGCCGGCCGCCTAGAAAACCCGGGCGGGATCTCAGGTGCTATACCCGCCCGATCCGAATAGAAAGTGGATCATGGGGTTGCCCCCCAGGTGATCATGGCGGTGATGATCGACTCTGGAGGGCTTCGGCCGGCACGGCCGCGCGGGGAGATTACACGCAACCCTGCTCAAGCCCAGGCTTCACGAGACCTCGAACTCTTGATCCTGCTTGAGTGAAGCTCGACCGCGAACGGACGATCGAGCGATGCCTGAGCATCGGTGTGCCTGCCGCACCAGACGAGGTACTGGCAGGCCGACCCATCCACCCGCGGGTGGCGGCCGGCACCGCCCTGCTACCTGGTAGACGCCTGCCCTGCCAGCATGAGGACTGCGTCGACCATGTCCTTGTCGCACTTGCTGCTGTTGCATCCGAGGTGAGCGCTCTGCACGTTACCCAGCGCGTGCGTTCCGCCTCGGGACAGCGGGATGATGTGGTCGACGCTCGGGCTCATGGGGTCCGGCCACGCGACATTCGGGTCGACGGGTAGCCAGCACAGTTGGCAAGTCCAGTTGTCCCTGGTGTGCACATCGAAGGGTGCGAAAGCGTCCTCCGTTTGGGCCTGTTGAACCAGTGCTCGGCGGCGTGCGTCGTAGGCTGCGGCCCGCTCCGGGTACAGCTGCCGCCAGTGGACGCGCTGTTGCCGACGACCACGCTGATAGGCGCGCTGCTGCTCCGCGTAGTGGACGGCCCGGTACCAGGCCCCATGCTTGGCTCGATACGCGCGCTGCCATTGCCTCATCCAGTCGGCGGCATGCTGACGTCGGCAGGGGTCCGCTCCACATTGCACCCGTCGAGAATGAAGCATCAGCTCGCCGCAGTAAGGACATGGGCGGGCATTGGCTGCTCGCCTGCGGACCGTCTCTTCACGGAGCCGGGCAAGGTATGCGTCGTACCGGCCGTCCATCTGTGCTGCTCGATAGTTACTGGCGTTCCTGCAGCGGGCGGAACAGTACCTGCTTCCGCTACGCACGTTGGCGAGCTGGCCGCAGTGCGCGCACTCGATGTCTATGCGGCGGTCGTTGGCAGAGCCCGCCCGGCAGGCCCCCGAGCAGTAGACGGGAACGGGTCCTCTGCGTCCGGCCTTCTTCTCTGCGCCGCAGCGGGCGCAGGTGATGAAGGCTGGGCGTGTAGCCTCGGGCATGTTGGTCCTGTCGTGTCAGGGCTGGCCATGGCCCCGGGGATGTTCGCGCATCCGCCGGGGTTCTATTGTCTCAACGCCTGCTGGTAGTGGGGCGGTTCTGCGTCAGCGCCGCCGGCCGACGTTGCGGCGGCTGCCGGTGTACACGCCGGTTGCGCGGCGGTGCATGAGCTGGCAGTAGCCGCGGGCTCGGGCGCCCATGTACTTGGACAGCTGGCGGTTGCAGCGGGTCCAGTCGCCGGGGGTTCCCCAGCGGATCTTGGAGGCGCCTGCTCCGGAAGTCCAGTAGCGGCGGAGTGCTTCGGCGTTGCCTCGGTTGCTTCGTCCTTTGCTGGCCACAGTGGATCACTCCTTCTGCGGCGCGGGCTCCGGAGGGCCGGGGTCTTGTGGTTCGTCTACCCGCTGGATCTGGGCTCCTAGCCCGGCGGGGATGGCGAGGCAGATGCCGGCGTGGTCGGAGAAGACGGCCCATCCGTCGACGACGGTGAGGGTGAGGTCGTCGCTTTCGATGTGGACGTCTTCGCGGCGCTGCTCACGTGGGTGGACGATCAGGTAGGCGGGCATGGTCACCGCCTTACCGGAGGCCGGGGTGTGGTTCCTCGGGCCGTTTCCGTCCGGGCCGCGGGTTGGCGCGCTGGGCGTCGTTGCCCTCACGCGACGACTTCTGATCATGACAGGGTCCGCAAACTCCCTGCAGTCCCTCAGGCCGGTGATCATCAGTCTTGGCCTTGATGTGATCGCAATGCGTCGACGGGCGCACTCCACACAGGACGCAGATCGGATTCCGGGCGAGGGTCTCAGCTCGGATGCGATCCCAGCCGCGGGGCAGCCGGCTCTTACGGTCCGAGCCTTCCCACCCGCCACTCACGGTGCCGGGGTCCCGTTCGTGTCGCCTCGGTATTTGGCGAGGGCTTCGTGGACGCGGGTTTCGCTGCTGTCGTTGGAGTCCCACCATTCGACGGCGTGCCAGATGTCGGCGAGGCGCCGCATGCGGGTCTCGGCGCGGATCTGCCACTGTCGGAAGAGGAGGAGGAGTTCTTCGGTTTCGCGTGCGGCGTCTTGGGCGTAGCCGAGGCCGGCGAGTCGTTCGGCCATGGCTTCGAGATCGTGTTGCCGGTTCTGGAGGTCTTCGAGGTCTTGGGCGGTGAACAGGTAGTTGTAGGAGCCGCCGCTCACGCCGCATCACCTCGCGTCAGGTTGGCGCGGAGGATGTCGCCGATCTCCAGGAGGGCCTGGGCGGTGGCGATGGTGGCGATGGCCTGCGCCTTGGCGGCTCGGGCTTGGATCTCCGCGGCGACTACTTGGCCCTGCGGCATGGCGTTGAGTTCGGAGGCGGCTTGGCCGAGGGTGCGTTGGGCGAGTTCGCGGTAGCTGGGCACGGCGGCCATCATCCGGTCACCTCCTCGTCGTCCTGACGGACGATGCTGAGGACGTTGCTGGCGGGGACGTAGGCGACGGGTTGATCGCTGGTGTCGAGGAAGCGGTATTCGCTGCTGTCGAAGTTCTTGTCCACCTTGGTGGCGGTGATGGTGTCTTCCATCCCGTTGTCGTAGGTGACGAGGTAGCGGGCCATGGCGCGGGCTCCTGTGGGGGTTCAGGGTTTCCAGTGGGGGCCGCGGAGTGCGGCGGGTACGTCGCGGGTGGTGATGGGCGGGGTGAGGAAGCCGCCGTTGGCGTACCGCTTGCTCAGCGGCTTCCGCTCGGGCAACTGGGGTCGGTGGAGTCCGGCGAGGATGTCGTCCGTGATGCCGTGGGCGTGGGCGAGGTCGAGTAGTTCGGGGCAGTCGTTGACGCTTTCGGTGTTCGGGAGGTCCCAGTTGTCGAGTCCGCAGCCTTCGCAGGCGCCGGGGAATGCGGCTTGGTCGGGGTCGATCCGGTGTCGGGCGAGGATGCGGCGGTCCGCCGCGCAGCGGCGGAGGACAGCAGCCGGGTCGTTTGCAGCGATGTGTCGCTCGGCGAAGCGGTTGTCGATGTCTCCGCTCGCAAGCAGGGCCGGGATGTCCTCGCGTGCCTTCAGGGCGATGCGCTCGACCTGCTCGACTTGCTGGGTGATCCAGGCGTGGAGATCCATGGCGCGGGCTCCAGGGTGGGGTCAGAGATAGTCGTCCGGCAGCGGTACGTGGCGTCCGTGCCGGGTGCAGTGGGGGCAGATGCCGACGCTGCGGCCGGAGCCGGGCCCGTACTCGGGGTCGGGGATGCTGCCTGCGTGCTGGTGTCCGCCGTAGGGGCGGGAGCAGAGGAGGCAGGGCAGCCAGTAGAAGCCGTTCGCCTCCGCGTACCGGCGGTGGATGCGGGTCCAGGACTGCGGTAGGAGCCGGATCCAGGCTGCCCATTTCTTCGGCTTGCAGCAGGCGAGAGGCGCGGGTAGTCCGAGGCTCCGGTACCAGAGGCGTTCGATCCAGGTCGGTGGCCGCACGGTGAGCGTGACGTGATGGCGGGCCATGGCCGCGGGCCTTCCGTGGGGTCAGGTTGTCCAGACGCTCCAGGGGAGCGGGGTTTCCACTGGGGTGAGGCCGAGGTCTTCGGCTACGGCTGTCTGCTGTTCGGCGCTCCAGGTGGTGACGTCGATCCAGTGGGTGCGTTCGTGGGGCTGGTCGCTGGTGGGCCAGTCGAGGATGAGGAGGCCGCCCTTGCGGACCGTCTTGGCCAGGGCGGCGATGAGGGCGGCGCCGTCGTCGTAGCCGTGGTGGATGAGGACGGCCAGACAGTAGGTGGCGTCCGTCTTCCGGCGGCCGAGGTGCTTGCCGAGGTCGCTGCCGTCGGAGTGGATGGTGGGCAGGTCGGGGTCGCGTTCGGTGAGTGCGGCGAGCCTGCGGGGCGAGGAGTCGACTCCGATGACGTCGTAGCCCATGGCGCGTAGGGGGATGGCGACGCGGCCGTCTCCGCAGCCGAAGTCCATGACTCGAGCGCCGGCCGGAAGCATTGCGGCGATCATCTGGGCTTGGTCGGCGCCGGATGCCCAGTAGGCGTCTTCGCTCTCGTGCTCGCGGGTCGGGTGGATCGCTGCCGGGTCAGCTCGATCCCATGCGGCGACGACGTCTTGGAGCTTCATCCGCGGTTCCACCACCAGCATCCGAGCGTTCCGCCTCGGAACGTCTCGACGCGTCCGCCGAGTTCGGCGAGGACCTGGTCCATGTCGTCGGCGTCCCACTGGTGGAGGTGGGCCTCATACGGGTTGCCGTCGACTTCGCCCTGGATGGATTCGACGATGGGGACGCTGACGAGGATGTTCCAGGCGCCGGCCGCTTCTGCTCGCTGGAGCAGCTGGACGGCGTCGTCGCGTTCGACGTGTTCGAGGACGTCGCCGAAAACGACGAGGTCCCGGTAGAAGAGGTGGTCGGGTGCTTCGCGTGCGTCGAGGTTGTGGACCTCGTCGTACATGCCGGTGCGCTTGGCCGTGTTCTTGAGGCCATAGCGCCGGATGTACGGTTTGAACACCTCCACCGCGGTCCACCACACGCCGTGGTGCATGGGCCGGAAGAGCTTGGCGTAGGTGCCTTCACCCGGTCCCACGTCGGTGACGGTGTTCGGCAGGTGGTACTTGAACCAGTCGAGGGACCAGTCCTTGCCCTCGTTGTCGCTGGTGGGCATGGCGGTCTCCTACTGGGGGACGATGGTGATCTGCGGCTGGCTGATCTGGAGGCGGCGTCCGTATTTGGCGAGGACGGCTTCGATCTCGGCTCGGCACGCTTCGTCTTGCCGCTGCTGCTCGTCGGTGAGGAGGCGGCGTGCTTCGGCGAGCTTCTCTTCACGGGCGGCGGTGCACGTGGTGAGGTGCTCGTCGAGGTCGACGACCGCGTCCGTGCAGTGCGGGCAGTCGTAGAGGCCGTGCTCGTCGGGCTGGGTCACTCCTCCACCGCCTCATAGGTGGCGGCAAAGATGTCCGGCTTGCACGGGTAGAACTCGCCCTGCACGCCACGGATGATCCAGTCGCCGGGCTCGGCGCGCATCGTGCCTTCGAGAGTGTCGATCTCAATAACGAGCGGGCCGCCGGTGTAATTCTTCTCCGGGTGCGGGACGACTCGGCCGCCGCACCAGTGGGCGACCTTGTCGGGCGTCGTGTCGTTGGTGAGCTGCACGGCTTCGATCTCGACGGGCTTCTTGCGGTAGCGGGCCATGGGCGCGGGCCTTTCGAATGCGGGTTGGATGCCGATCAGGGGCCGATGGCGGCCCAGGGTCCGGCGAAGCCTGCGGCGACGTTGCTGCCGGGGGTGATGGCCGCCGGGAGGCTGGTCTGGGCGGTGCCGTTGGTCGCGAACCGGTACGTCCCGCTGGTGAGGCCGGCGTTGACGGCGGTGGCAAGTCCGCCGCTGCCGGTGGCCCGAGCAACGGTCGGCGCGGTCGTCGCATTGAAGACCATCGCGACCCAGACGAACGAGCCAGCCGCCAGGCTCGTGCTCGCGACGGTGGTGGTCTTGAGCCCGGTGCTGGTGATCGCGGCGTCGACGCCGGTCGTCGCGAGGCGGACGCCTGCGGGGCTGTAGAGGCCGACCCAGTTCTGTCCGGCGGTGGCCGTGGCGCCCGCCGTGGTCACCCACCAGTAGACCTTGGTGATGGCCACGTCGTCCGGAACATGGATCTTCGACAGGTAGACGGTGCCGTTCGTCAGCAGCGAGCCGGTGGTGGCGATGACCGGGTCGTAGGTCCAGCCGGTCAGCCCGTGGTTGACGGGCAGTTGCACACCGAACGCACCGGTCGCCGTGTAGATGCTGCCAGCGGCGGGGACGGTGACGAGGTTCGCGCCGCCGTTGCGGAGGGTCAGCAGCCGGCCGGTGGTGCCGCCGTCCGTGCTCGTGACGAAGATGCCCTGGGCTGCCGTGCCTGCCGCGGTGCCGCGCCGCAGGTCGATGGACAGGGCGGAGGCGCTGGTGTCGTCGGTGGCGGTCGTCCCGCCGTTGGTGTGGGTGACCTTGAGCGTGCCGCGGGGCAGCGTCTCGTGCCCGGAGATGTAGACCGCGGACGTCTCCCGGTTGTCGGAGATCAGGTTCAGGGCCGCGGCGACATCCACGCCGGTGGTGGACGCCTGGTAGATCGTGACCGCGTGCTCCGTCGGGCTCGTGGTCTTGAGGAAGGCCGACCGGACGGCGAGGTTCGTGGTGATGCCGCCGGTGAGCGCTCCGCCAGTCTTCGGCAGGAACTTCCCGTCCGCGTAGGCGCGGTCGCCGTGCGGGTCGGTCGCGGCGACGTGCGCTTCGACCTTCGCGGTGGCGTCGGCGGCTGCGGTCGAAATCGCCGCGGCCTGCGCGTCGGCTGCCGCCTGCAGCGCTTCGGCTTCGACGGCCGCGGCGGAGCCGGCCGGGTCGGCTCCGATCGTCTCCGCGGTGAGCGTGACCGGACCGGTGTGCCCGTTGACGGAGGAGACGAGGCCGGCGGAGACGGTGACGATGCGGGACTGTGTGCCGTTGATGGTGATGGCGTCGGTGGGGCGTTCGCCTGTGACTCGGATCCTCACCGGGTCACCTCCAGCGAGACGACAACCTTGCCGTTCAGGAGGCGGACGACGGTGGGCCCGTTGACGACTTCGAGGTCCCAGCGTCCGTTGCGGGTGAGGGTCGCGGTGACGGAGGCGGGGATGGCGATGCGGATCTCGGCGCCGTCGACGGTGAGGTAGTCGGTGAGGTCGAGGAGGAGTTCCCCGTTCGGGCCGGCCTCGGAGCGGATCTGGCTGCGGGCCGTCCAGCCGTCCCACGTGAAGTCGGGGTCGTCGTCGACGGTGAACGCCTGAACGAACGTGGCGCCTTGCTCGATGTACAGGTCCCAGTCTCCGGCGGACAACTCGGCCACCTCCGGGAACTCGTTACCGGTCGCCGTCGCGGTGAGGGCCGCCTCGGCGGTCAGGGTGGCCGTGGCGTGCGCGGCTACGGCTGGTGCGGCGTCCAGGCCGGCGTCGGCGGTGAGCGTCGCGGTGCCGTGAGCGGCGACCTTCGCGGTCGCGGCGAGCGTGGTCTCCGCGGTCAGGGCTGCGGACGCCTCCCATACGGCGCCGTTGGAGAGCGTGTTGGCGAGGTCGAATTCGGCGTAGTCGTCGGCGCCGCCGTCGCGGTGGGCGCTCATGTCGAGCGCGCACAGTTCGGCGTCGGCCGGGATCCAGGCGGGGGTGGCGAGGGTCCGCCGGTTCGTCCACGCCGTGCCGTCTGAGCTGGTGTCCCAGTACAGGTTGGCGCCGTCTTCCCGTAGCCGCAGGAACAGGTGGGCGGCCGGGTCGTAGGCGAGTTCGACGGCGTTGTCGTCCCAGTAGCCGGTCTCGGACACGCAGCGGAGCATGCCCGTCACCTTGTTGATGATGAACCCGACCCTCGTGCCTTCGACGGTGCCTTGCACGGTGACCGCGCAGTACGCCTCCGCTGTCGCCCCGGCCGGGTCCGGGGTGGTGGGCACCTGCACGAAGAAACTCGCGCCGGCCAGCGTCCACGCGTAGCCGGTCTGGCAGCCCGCATAGCCGGTGGTGCACGGAACCCGGGCCCGACCGCCGACGACAGCGGTACCGCCGTAGCTGTTGCCCCACTCGGGTGAGAGCGTCCCGCTGTTGAAGTTGTCGATCAGGGTGGACAGGGACGGCATCGGCCCTCCCTACTGCAGGACCAGCGTCAGGGCCCCCGCGGCGAGCCGGAACTCGTCCCCGGCTGCGACGGTGCGGGACGCGGCGAGCGGCCCGTACCAGAGCCGAACCGGGGCGCCAGCCGAGTCCCAGATCTCGACGCCGACGACGGTCGCGGCGGGCATGTCCGCCCAGACCAGGTCGGCACTGTTGCTGGTGGCGCCGTTGACGGCCGCGGCGACGGTGAGGTTCTGGCGGGCGTAGGAGCCGCCGGTCACCTCGGTGCCCGCGGTGGTCTCGTCGCCGTTCGCCGTGACGAGCGCAACCTTGAGCGGGGTGGTGGGGGCGGTGGCCGCGAGCCCCAGGATGAAGTCCAGGGCACGGTTCTCCGCGGTGTTGGTCAGGTTGTCGGCCACGCGGCCTCCTCGATGGTGTGCGCCGCGTGGCGCGGGGTTGGTGTCCCGCCGCCCGGGACGGGTGGTGGTCAGGGCGGCGGGACGACGGGGCGGTGACCGGGCCGCCCCGGCTTCAGGCGATCTCTAGAACCTGGTCCAGGATGTCACTGCGACCGCTCTCTTCAGCTCGCTGGAGATCTTCGATCAGTCGCAGCAGTGCTTTATTTGGGCGAAACCACTCCCCTGCAACACGCTGCCGCCGGAAGCGATGGTGGTAACTCGACTCCGTGCGTTGGTCGCCTGGCATTGTGGCTAGCAGATTCACCGGTCCTGGAGCCATCCCGTCGGGCATCTTGCATGCCCCATGGCTGATGCTCTCTAGGCGTGCCTTAAGGCGTCGCGATGTACCGATCTTGATCAACCCTTGGCGCTCCACGAAGTAGACGACCGAGGCGTGGCGCAGGCGCCGGGCCTCCTCGAAGGTCGCCCTGGTTACCTCTTGGGCATCCTGAACGAGTCCGGCATCCTGAATCGCACGGATGAAAACCGCACGGTACGCCTCAGGTAGCGACACGTCTCGCCACGGAGATCGAAAGCCGTGGTACAGCTCGTGCAGGAAGCGATCCTTGTTCATGTGCCGGTGGCATCGGTCACCGTAATCCGCGCTGAGGCTGCACCGTCCGCCGTCCTGCTTCACTTGCGTACATCGTCTCGGGCTCTCTAGACGCCGCACGCACCGCTCTTCGGGGTCCAGCTCCTTGCCTAGGTCGCCGTGAATGACGCTGTCCCAATCGCACTCGAGGCACCCGACGATCCGAGGCTTGTCCCCGTCAATGTCGACGATCACACGGTGCCCGGTCTCCCAACGACCTCGACCGCACGTTCTGCCCATTTGTCCTCCAGGGATGACGGAAGGCCCGATGCCTGGAGACATCGGGCCTTCCTTCCCGCAGTAGCTAGCTGCGGGCGTTGAGGGGTTTGTTGTCCGCCCGGCCCCCCACTAGGACCGGGCGGACGACGGGGCCGAGCGCGGGGGCGCTACAAGGCCCTGCCTGCGCCTCGCCAGCGCAGGAGCAATTAGGCGGCGTGCGCGGGGTAGACCCGCCGCGCCTTCTCTCGGGTGGCCTTCTCGGCGTTGATGACGTCTATGGCGCGGAAGAGGGGGCGCCCGTTGTGGTCTTCGCCGGCCTGCTGGAGGACGCCGCGGT